AAGAAACAGTATCAACAGCGAATGAACGCGATACGGCAAACGAAGGCGTTCAAACAAGAATATAAAGAATATCTTTGCTACAAGAGATTGGAAGATGAAGAAAGAAGATTGAAAGAATCATTGGATGAAATGACCGCATTTTCAGATGTGGTATTGAGGAAACAGATCACCTTCTTGAAAACATATGGATATATCAAGTTGGAAGAACAGTCGATTACTATCACGAAAAAAGGTATTCTGTGTTCCTTCCTCCAAGAAATTAACGGTGTCGTTCTCTCTTCTATATTGGTAGAAATGGAGGAAGGACGTATTCCATACTTAGAAACCATGGAAGAATGGGTATGTTATCTCTCGTGTTATATTCCGCTCCGCGTCGAAGGAGAAAAGAGTGAACGCGCGACGAGTTTGGCGTATTATGAAGGAACCCCTATGGAATCGCTTCTCTCTTATACAGAGGAACATATGTTGGAACTTTACAACGCTCATCTTACCACCACTGGGTTTGAAGCATCAAATGAGAGCGAGTATGAACTTCAATATGATTTTATGAATTGTATTCGAGAATGGTGTAAAGCGGAGACTGAGGAGGCGTGTCTTCAGTTGTTGGAACAAGAGATCATACCTAAGGGTGTATTCTTGGGTGAATTCACGAAATATATACTGAAATTGGTAAATATATGTAAGGAGATGGATCGAGTATGGGATGTATTACACAATGTGAAATTAAAAAATTTGTTTTCCAAAATCCCCGACATTCTCTTGAAACATGTTATTCAAAATGTTTCGTTGTATGTATAATCGTATTATATGGATTTTCTACAATAGGGACATTTATCAATTCTACATAAACATTCATAACATACCTCGTGATGACAATGGTATAGAGTAATAATCGGTTTCTCTTGGAGACATATAAAACATTCTTTTTCTCCATAAGAATAACGAGCATATAAAAGACGCTTTGTTTCCATATCCATCGTGGAATAATACATTTCAAACAACATATAAATGAGTGAAATGGGTATTTCGATATCCTTACATTCTCTCAAGAGATGAATACCCTTGTCTTTATCCACGATTTCTTTTACTACTTGAATATATTTAATGTAATACATAAGAGAAGAATTCCAATCCTCTGTTTTATAATATAACTCATACAGACGCTTCAATACTCGTTCATCGTCAGGAGCACGACGATAATACATAACATAATATTTTTTCGCTTTTTCTACATTCACTTCTACATTTTCATAATGAAGTCCCATTGAATAAAGTGCTTTCCAATACGAATTATGAAACGCTTTTACAAAGTAGTATTTCATTTTATCATATTTCTCAATGGTTGAATAATAGTGAGCGAGTCTCATATACGCATTGGTATTCTCCAGTTTGGACGCCATTTTATAATATTTCAACATCAATGTCTCATTTCTCTCAATGATATCATAATAAAGACCAAGAGAAACCATCGCATTTGCGGATTTGTTTTTCTTTATTTGTTGCTTACAATAGGTAATCATCTTATCATAGCTTTCATAATTAGAGAGAAAGTATGTTTCAATGGTTTTTTTATCTGTTTTCATTAAATTACTTATTATGATAACATATATTTATTTTCAATTTTATTCCTTATCAAGGAGAATTTTTTGCTTCATTTTATATTCGTCCTTAAATAAGTATAATTTGAACGCATGTGTTTGAAATAGTGTATATTGATCTTTATCCACATAGGAGCTAATGAACCGTAAGGATGGTATATAAATAATATAATGATACATACCATCATTCCTTTGTATCTTCTCAATAATATATCCAGTATGTGATTGTTTCATCACTGTCTCGTCGTGAAAACAAAGGTGAAGAATATGACAATCATTTTGGAGATGTCGTATAGAACGCATACACGTATTTATGTATTCCATTTTTTCACACGACGTCCATTTATTATAAAAGCTACTCATTTCCTCACTCATCGTATATAATCCAAGGAGTTCTTGAAGTTTAATCATATTCAACATATCCACTAAACGACGAATAGGGCTGGTAATGTGAATATAGACATTTTGACGGAGAACATCGTGTTGAATAAATTCTGTATTATACATCACATATTTTCCTCCATGACTATTCCATCCCCATACAAAATTCTTTACTGTTGAAGGTAATTTTTGGATTTCTCTCTTCTTTTCTTCTTCAATGGGGAGAGTTTTTAAGACTCTATAAATACCATCTTTGTAGCTTTCTAACTTCTTCGCACAAGTTACATTCATTAACACCATTAAATAAGTGATAACATCGTGACTATCTCGAATAACATCACAATACTTATGATCTTTACGATTTAATTGTGAAATCAGGTCAAATACTTGTCGATAGGAATTTTCACTAAGTAATGTGGTTTTATCTTCCTCATATGTGTAATTCTTACATACTTGGATAAGTGTATTTGAGAATACGGTATCAATAATTTCATTTTCTGATATAATAATATCTAACGTAAAGGCAAATCGTTTTGCTCCCTCTTTTAGACTGAATAAGGCGTCCGATAATATGCTTGGAAGCATCGGACGTTTTCGATCAGGTAAGTAAATAGTTGCGGTTCTCTCTGAAAAGGAATACCATAATTTCATTTGTTCCATCCATAAGACAACATTTGAAATATAGATACTAATCATCATTTTCCCATCATTCATCGTTTTCACACTAAAAGCATCATCATAATCACGAGTTGTAGTAGGATCAATTGTAAGTACATTCCAATCTGTCCGGTCTTCAACGCAAAATTGTTCTAGAATGTTCTGAATAATCTCTTCCTCTTTTTGTTCTTTCAGTATTTTCTGTGCTTTATTTTGGATTTCTCGAATGGAGGAGTGGAGACTTTTACAATATAATTGAAATTCATATATATTTTCCAATTTATCTACATCCCCAATGATATTTACGAGGGAACCAATTGGGTGTGTATCTTTCGATGTCCAACGGTCAAAATAAATAATTGCGTATTTGTTTTTCTCTCGTTTATGAAATCCCACTTTGGTTAATTTATAGGGAACCAAGAATTCGGGAATACGATGATCGTCGGGGATAAAGCGGAAATAGTATTTTTTTCCTATCGATCCATACATTTTATCAAACAGTAATACCCCACAAATTGTGTATTTTGTCTCTCTATACGTAGAATATATAATAGAATGAAAGGTACCGTCTTCTTGGATGGAGATAGTATCATGATTCATCAAATGTTCTTGAATGGGGTCGATACTATATGTGGATGTTTCTAATTTTTCAAGCGTGTGAAGATCGTAGAGATCCCATTCTTTATAATGGCGATCGTGTGATTTGAATTTTGCGTATCGAACCATTCTTTTTTCGGTGTTATAGAGAGAACAAGAAGAATACTATTGTTGTCAATTTTATATAAAATTGAATAATTAAAAAACTATTTTTTATTCCTATCTAAGCATGAACCGAAGTGTTCGTATTCTGAATAATTTCTTCTTTCAATGGCATCGAAAATTACATTCCTTGCCTCCTATTTATCTAGAAAAAATCACACTAACCTATGATTCTATTCATTCCTTCGACCATAAACAACGCTCTAAGAATGATCGAAATAATAAAATTCGTGAAACTATCATTACATCTATACTGAATAATGAAATTATAGACGAGTATTATACCTATTCCCCGCGATGGAAACATTTGAAGAATGAATTGGACTTATTCGTGAAACGATTATCAGAATTACATAATCTTAATACTCCCTCTGTGAGATGTCACCTTGCTGGTGGTCGAACTCATCACTACGATTTCAAGCTACTTCTAGATGATCGCGAGTTTTTCATTGAATTCAAGTATAACGCGAAATGTGTGAAAGATACACCCCAATTTGTCTCTCCAATGAAACCATCACAGTACTTGGAACAGTCATATGAAGAATTCTATTACAATACATGTGTTGTATTATGGACGGAGAAATATAATTTACCTTTACCACCGAAAGACATATATCTCTCTCAAATACATACTCCTAAACCACCGTGTATGAGAGAACATCAAGAGAAATATTATCGTGGTTGTGAGAGAAGTAGTCAGTATAGTGGAAAGTATGAAGATATTTCATTCTATGAAACAATGAAACAAGTTTCCAAATTAAGTATTTCATTGTTTATTTCAAGGGTTGATCTCAAGAAAGAGGCCTTGACGGAATATTTACTCAGAACACAGAAAAATAAGTATTACATGTTGTATAAGGATGGTAATATACATTTGGATCAAGTAGATGAAGGGAATTATACGATTGTGGATGTAGTAAAAGAACCCGAGAGAAATAGATATATTGCCATGACGAAAAATAATCATCAAATAAAAATATTATTGCGGTGGAAGAATGGAAATGGAATTGCGTTTCCGAGTTTTCAAATATCATAAATGGGGACTATCGACGCCAATTCACTCGTGTTAATCGCATTATTTCCGAAATAGAGTTGTATAAATTCACTAGTGCGATCGTTTTCAAAGGAGGAAATAATTTTTTTATAAGCTTTTATTAGTTCTTTTTTTGATTTCTTTGTAGGATGTTGGATACATATTAAATGATTTTCGATTAAATAGGGAATCTCAGTGTTTTCATTGAGAATACAATATTTGAACGTATATTTTCCGACCCCATATCCTCTATTAATCACCAATACCGGTTGTGTATATCCTTCTTTATCAATATAATTCTTCTTCTCCTTGTTCGAATACGATTTCATCTGAAGCATATTCTCTACTATATCCGAACTATAAATAAGGCGTGTTTTTGTAGGGTCGGACGTTAATTGTTTTTTACATTGATTCCAAACGACGGTTCCAACATTCACCGTAAACCCTTCTCTCAATAAGGTAGTCGAACCTTGGTATAAGGAACGTAATTTCTCAATAGTTGAAGGTGTTCCAAAGATAGAATAATTGGAGATAGAGAGAACGTAGGTGGAATTATTTTCAGTGGGGGGAGTGTTGCGTAAGAGAAGAAGAATAGTATCTTGTTGTGTTTCCAAATAGGCATCTTTACATTCCACAATATCGAGTATCGTATAACGTTCAAGAATATGTTTTCTCGTCTTGTCGTAATACAGACAATTGAGGAAATTTTTTGGCAATATAAAACTCAGAAACCCGTTAGGACGAAGTAAGGATAGGGAACGGAGAAGAAAGAGGATGAAGATATTAGGTCGTCCATCGAAATAGGGATAATAACAAGGATTCACATCGGATTTTTTCATGACATAATAGGGTGGATTACCTATAATAAGGTCAAACTGTTGGGTAAAAGTGTGAGTTAAAAAGTTATCGTGAATGAGTGTAAGGTTTTCTCTCGTATAGGATTGGATAGAAGCGTATATTGTTGAATTATGTTCTATTCCTACAATCTCCAATTCGGGGTTGTAGGCGTGTAGTTGTTGAATATATTCACACGAACCACATGATGGTTCTAACACAGTACGAATATCCTTCTTGTAGGGATCTAGCAGTTGGATATTCTTACGAATGGTTTCAGGAGGTGTAAAGAAGATACCATCTTGCTTTTTCTCCTTTCTCTCTATTTCCTTTGTTAATTTCTTTGATAAATCGGAATAGTTGGACATGGTGTATAAAGATAGAACAAGCATTATGTTTAAATGTCAATTTTATTTAAAATTGATTTCATACAACTCTTTTGAAAAAGGAATTACCTAATTTAAAAGTGATGATTGAAAGTATAATTATAGTATTCCTCTATGGTGTGCTTATATTTACACCTTTCCTTATATTAACGGTAATGACCCTTTATGTGGTATGTCGATATATTCGAGGTGTGAATACAGAAGCTGAAGAGGGTAGTAATGTCTTTGTGGAACAATGGAACCAAGCATTGAGAGATAATCATGATGAAACTACTCTATATGTGGTAACTGTTCCTCAAAGTTGTTCGTATGTGGATTATGAGACACAGAAGGAAGAACATATGTGTATGATTTGTATTCAACAAACACATCGGAACGCGATCCGCACGAAATGTAATCATGTCTTTTGTGATATATGTTTAGACACGTGGTTAAAACAGAATAAGAATTGTCCCTATTGTCGAAATGAAATTGCGTAATGAAAAGGGATAACATATCTTTTGTATAAAATTGAAACTCTTTTTTTCTAAGTGGAAAATTCATTATCTCCAATGGCACGTATTGCCACCTTAGAAGGACAACCTGCTCTGATTTCTCTCTTTGAAGAAGATAAAGGACGAATTCTTCACTATCGAGGAAAGGATTATTATGTGGTGAAAGATAATGAGGATTTCGAAGCTGCGTTTCAAATGTATGGTACTTATTTAATTACAACATATGTTACTCAATTGGTTCCCATATATAAAATGGTTCCGGAATATTCTCTATGGAACGAAAATATTAATCACTGGGATGTTTCAAACGTTCACTCCTTTAATGGGTTCTTCTTTCAATGTAGTAGTTACGACCAACCAACTCAATGGAATACGATAAGTGCTATATCAATGGATTATATGTTTTACAATTGTAAATTACTGAATAGTAGAATTCAACTAAATACATACAACGTTCAATCGATGGATCATATGTTTCTAGGGTGTTGGAATTTCAATCAACCCCTTTATTTCGATACAAGTCAATGTAGAAGTATGTGGGCGATGTTTAGCCAATGTTATAATTTCAATCAAAGTATAGAACATTGGAATACTGAACGAGTGGAAGATATGGAAAGTATGTTTATGAATTGTCGAAAATTCAATCAACCTCTAAACCGATGGAATACAAAGAAAGTAATGAATATGAGTTGTATGTTTGAAGGTTGTCGGAATTTCAATCAACCTTTAAACGAATGGAATACAAGTAATGTTTTGTATATGAAACATATGTTTTCTGAATGTTCTCTCTTCAACGGAGATATACAATATTGGGACGTATCCAATGTCAAGACAATGAATGGAATGTTCTTTGAATGTATTTCCTTTAATCAACCTTTAAATAAATGGAAGATTTCTCCATCGTGTTCTTTGGTATATACCTTTGAAGGATGTGTTTCATTCACTCAACCACTCCCTTTTCATGTTCTTACAAAATATATAGAAGACAACTATGATTTTAAACCTGAGTATAAACCCGATATAAGAGAGAAAGACTGTCCGCTTACATTGGAACAAGTGTATCGAATGGAAAAAAATAAACACCCTTTGGCACAAAGTCTCTGTAAAACAATCGAACAAGAATTATTACAAATTACATTATCCCCTGATCGTGTGTTTTCGTGGTATTTTGGTGATGAAATTACTCTCTAACACGCCTTCTCGTTCTTCTACCAATACGCCGTCGTTTCTTTGATTTGTTTCCACCTTTCCTTTTTGGAACTGCTGGCAAATTCTTATCTACCAATAACACTTGGACGATTTCAAATAACATAATATAATGATTCAAGAATTGATCGCATCCTTCAACTGTGAGAGAAGATAAATATGTATATAAAGGATTATCCATTTTTTTATCTTTGTATGTATCTTGAATACTATTTAACAGTAAGGTATAAAACCATCGTGAAGGTCGGTCACGCGATTGAAGCAAATCTAAAACTTCAAGATCTATTAATTCACTCAATAATACCTTTGCGTCAGATTGTCTACGTTGTCGAAATAGATATACACAGATTGTTGCGAAGTCGCTAAAGATGTCTTTCACCATCATATTGAAACTATCTCGATTATATCTCAATAATACCTTATCTCCTACTTTCACACGGTTCTCTCTTCTCTCAATCATTGCTCGACAATATCGAAAATACTTCTCCATACTACGATACACAGTTGGCTCAATAGTGTGTTTATGTTTCTTCATATAACTCTTCAACTTCTCGAGTGAAGATAGTATCACTTCAACCTCAAAGGCATATTGAGGAACATGAATTTCAATCCGCTCATCATAAAAAATAGAGTAGAGACGATGAAATCCCATATTTTCATACCCTTGGACGCAATATTTCAATACTTTATCAACATTGCACGCTTGTGCCATTATATATACTTTCTATATTATTTTCTACCGTAATTTGGATCTTTTTTGTTTTCTTAATAGTTTTTACTTTGACATCTTCGAGAGAAATATTCCCATCATTAATCTCCATATATTCTCTCTCCAAAATCTCTTTAATGAAATGATAGGTTTTATAAAGAACATATTCTTCACACCGACCTACTATTAATACCGACCCCGTTCGGAAAATCATAAACGAAACTTCAATACAATGTCCCTCTCCATTTCCTTTTCCTCCCTTGGAACAACGATGCTCACAATGACATATTCCATCTTGGGTTTCTTTGTTCTTATTATAGTAGAATTTAGATTGAATTCCAGGGTAAGAACATGGGTCGAACATAGTAATTAAACCGTATTTCATCTTTAATTTCTTGAATAACTTGTCACGATTAATATAAAATCCACATGTGAAATTAGAATTAATCAACACCGTTTCCACCGTATTCATCTGGTATTCAACGCGATAATGTGTAATATCTGAAATAAGCGACTTCAGAATAGATAATCCGGATTGTAGGATCGTATCTTCTTGTATTCCTGGGATTTCAATCTTACCGGAATTGAATACTTTCACATGCATCTCCTTGAATGTATCCTTATCTCGAATACGAATGACTAAGGCAAAACAATTATAAAACGCACTTTTCCGTTTGCTTCGTACAGTGAGGAAATCTTTCTTACATAATCCACATGAAATCTTTTCCACTTTTTTATATTTTTTCCCCCGATGAGAATCATGTAATACATCTCTCTGATATATGGTTTCACTCTTTAACATTTCATTAATATTATCGCTTTCTTCTGGAGTGGTGGCTGTAATTTTAATTTGTTTTTTGATGATTCCATTCTTTTGTGTATAATAATCGAGAACAGGTATTTTCCAAAATAATGTATTAATATCCATATACTCTTTCACTTCCTCATCTTTGGAATACAATTTCATATAAATAATCTTTGTTTTCGTAGAAATATAAATATCTCCACATTTTGGCATAACATTCATAACTTCTTCTTCTTCTTTATGGTTACTTACGAAATCATTATCAGTAGAATGGATAAATTCGTCCCACGCATCATCAATGTCCATTAGAATAAATATGATAATGGTTCTTTATATTCTTCTAAATCAATTATTTTTTATAATATAAAGAAACTCCTTCGTTTTAAAAAACATATATTTTAGCATATATTCCGTATTAATATCAGGTTCGTGAATAAGAAAGGTATAAGATTGATAGATGGATGGAATGGTGGGATAGGTTGAAATTAAATACTTGAAAAATCCGATAGCAATTTCAGATTCATTCATATTATAGGTTACCATCCACTCATATATTTTTATATAGAAATCGTCTACGTTTGTATTTCTCTCTATTTCTCTCCATATATTTTCCCATAGAACTTCGTTGATTATTTTACTTCCTTGTAATGTGTTTTTATTTGATTGAATAAAATTCACCATACTTCGAATGTCATTATTAAACATAGAAATCACTTCTTTCACTTTTGCTTCTTGGATATCTAATCCTTCGCTTTCAATAATATGTTTTAAATAAGTATATACATAGTCACTCGATAAATTATTAAAATGAAGATGGATAAATTCCTTTTGAAGAGTTTTCTCTATTTTGCTGATATAATTACAAATAAGACAATATCGAACACGGTCATTCTTTCGATGAATAATGGATTTTAATGCTTGTTGTGCGGATTTGGTCATGTAATCTACTTCGTCCAGAATGATGAATTTCATACCATTTCCAAAGAGTGTTTTTGTATTGATAAAATTATATATTTGATTTCGTATAATATCAATTCCTCGATCGTCAGACGCATTCAAGTGAATCACCAATTCTTTTCCATACTGTTGATTGCGTTTATGATACTCTTTTATTAAATTAATTGCGGTAGTTGTTTTTCCCGTTCCAGGCGGTCCGTAAAATAATAAATTTGGGAATTGTGAATGAGAGAGAATATTCTGTAAGAGTGTCTTATTCGTATCGTCCAATACAATATCCGTTAATTCTACTGGACGATATTTTTCAGTCCACGTATTTACTTTATTCATAATTATATCATTTATGTATGTGTTTATATCTATAACTATTTTATAATTTAATAAAATTGAATTAAACAATCTATTCACTCTAAAGGTATACAATGGAGGAACTATTATTAGATGTCGGATATTTGAAACTAATCTTGGGACCTATGTTTTCAGGAAAAACTACCAAACTGATTGATATTTATGAAAAATATTTGATATGTAAGAAACAACCTTATATTATCAATTACAAGGAGGATACACGATATGGAGAAAGTTATGAATTGACATCCCATCAAGGAAAAATGGTTGAATGTGTTCCTATGTTGACTCTCTCTTCTCTCTTAGATAATGAAAACCTTATCCAATCCGTGGATGGCTTTTTCATTAATGAAGGTCAATTCTTTCCAGATCTTTATGAAGTTGTGAATATTCTAGTGAATAAGTATCGAAAGAATGTTTATATTGCCGCGTTGGATGGTGATTACTTAAAACGTCCTTTTCCAGCGGTGGCAATGCTACTTGCTGAATGTGATGACATTGTCAAACTGAAATCTTTGTGTGTATCTTGTTCCAATGGGCGGGAGGCGTTGTTTAGTCATCGAATTAGTGAAGAAACCGATGTCATTGTTATTGGTGTTGATAATTATATACCTCTTTGTAGAAGTTGTTACAATAGTAAATAATATATTAAAATAATATAAATGAAAATATTATTTTTTACTATAAATGGTATTTAAATATGAAGAGGTGGTATCGAATGACACAATTAATTATATTGATGACAAGACGAATTCTGTAATGGTCAAGCAATATGACAAGGATGGAAATTGTGTCATTAAGAAGAAGAGGGGACGGAAGAGTAAAAAAGAATTAGAAATGTTAAAAAAGATACAAGAGAAGAATATAGAGAATGGTGTGGTAGAAGTGAATGAGAAAGTTCCAAAGAAGCGAGGACGGAAACCAAAAGGAGGGAAGATTATCAAGACTACAGCCGAAGACATGGAGATGAACTCGAATAAAATTCCCAATATTATCCTTAAACTTAAATGTACGGAGGATGACATTCAAGAGGAGAGTGTATTCTTGAGTCAATTCAAGTATGAACCAGTCGTTCATAATATCAATGCGTATGATAATAACGATACTTCAATTAATCCTACCTCCTCCATTCATTATTGTAATATTGACACCAGTGTATCAAATATGGAGATAGAAACAAAATCCATTGGTATGGAGAAGAAACGTCATATTTGGGATAAATTAAAGGATCTTCAGCATAAGTTACATACAAATATGGTGACGGATAAGAAATCCGACTGTTTCTGGTGCACGTATGGTTTTGACAATCCACCTGTTTATATTCCGAAAACATTTATTAATGAAACATATGAAGTATATGGATGTTTCTGTAGTCCGGAGTGTGCGGTGGCATATTTGTGTAACGAACAAATTGATACATCAGTGAAATGGGAGCGGTATAGTATGTTGAATAATATATACAGTAAAATCTTCAATTATACACGGAATATTAAACCTGCTCCTAATCCTCATTACATCTTGGATAAATATTACGGAAATTTATCCATTCAAGAATATCGAAGTTTGCTTACAAATGATAGTATTCTTCTTGTGTTAGATAAACCTCTAACACGTGTCCTACCCGAATTACATGAGGAAAATAATGACATTCAACGCTTGAAAAGCACAGAAACAAACAAGGAATACCGATTATCAAGAAATAAACCCACAATTCAACAACTACAATTGAATGATAATAAGTGGGGGTTATAAGTTATTTCTCTTTTCTTTTCTCAAATTCACTAGCTACTGTATCCATAAAATGGCGTATTTCACCCATCATCTTTTGTTGTAAGGAACGATTGTCTTCTTTCACTTCTTTTATACGTTCATTCATTGGTTTTAGATAGTCGCGGATCACATTCACATAATTGTAATTGAATAATGCTAATTTAATGATTGCTTCATTGTAATCATAAGTAGTCTGTGTCATAATCATATCAATGAGTTTATTCTTATGTTTGATAACCACACTTTTCTTAAAAATATGTTGCATAAGCATATTTTTAATTTGTTCTTTGGTATATTCTTCGCTCATATGATTTATAAGATTAAATAACTTTTATATATTAAACGCAATAAAAGGTAAATAATACTTTCTTGTCTAATATATATATGTTTCTTGAAAACTTGTGTCCTCCAGCATTAATTTATGTTATTTTTTCGACAATACAAATCATTATGGATACGTCTCAAGGTTTATTCAATGTGGCATTCATTAAGTTTTGGGTAGCGTTGTTCTTCACCTTTTTATTGAACTATATGTGTGATCGAGGTTTAGGTGTAATCTCTTGGATCCTCGTGTTTATTCCATTTATTCTTATGACACTGATTATTACCATCCTCTTATATGTATTTGGATTGGATCCTGCTAAAGGTCGTATTCATATGACCGAGCGAGGTATCGAACAAGAAGTTACACCAGAATATATTGACAACCGACCTCAAGAATCGAAGGATATTGATACACAACGTAAGAAACCACCACGAGAGAATGGTCGAATAGATAGTATTCAGAAAGATATTAAACGTATTCAGAAAAAGCAAGAGAATATGTATAAAAAGTTTGATGAAATCACACTTAACCCCATGCGTACATCGTCTTATACACGTGATGGACGTTTTCATCGTAGTCAAATTGAGGAGAATAATGGATTGTTAGACGATGATACAGAGAGAAAAGAGGAATATAACTTGGAACAAGATGTGAATGATATTGTCAAACACACTGAGGAAGACTTGCTGAAGAAAGAAGGAGAGAAAGAACCAGAACCAAGTGAAGAAGGTATATTAGAAAAACGTGTTCGTAATGTATGTCCTGCTGGGTGTATGCCTGCGTCAGGTGTTAGCGAACATTGTGAAGTTTCTTTCATTGGAGGAGTGATCAAGAGGATGTGTCCGTGGGAATGTGAAGAACCAGGTGAAAGCAAAGATGGAGAAGTACGTTGTCAAAAAGATGAGGATTGTCATCGTTTCTGTAGACCGGCAACATTCTTTGATTATGAGAATACAGAAGAAGATTTGAAATATGTTGAAGAAGCAACCAAGAGAGAACAACAAGAAAAAGAAGCAGCAGAATCTAATGAACAAGATGAAATAATTTAAAGAAATATATTACATGTATAATATGTTGTACGATTTCTTTTATTATAACTCTATTGGATTGACACTCTCTCTATGTTGTTTCTATACCTTGGAATACATATCACACCCTTCAAATTTTCGTGAACGATTACGATATCATAAAGATACGGTTATTTATTGGTCGTTGGATAAAATCGTATCCATCAAGATGTTATATGATGACCATGTGATGGCACCAATAGAAAATATGTATCGAAAGATTCAAACCCCTCGAAATCGAGAAAAGGAGGATTTTAGATATACTGTTGATGGAAAGGAAATTGTATTTAAACGATTTGAACGAGGAGAAGAATATTATTATTCTCTCAAGGATAAAGAAAACACAGTGGTGGAACCTTTCATGAGTATGGAATTATACTATCGAGATCGTGTCTATGAAATCGGAAACCAAATAAGACATTTTTGTGTCATAGGGAATGTATTTGATGAAATGTTTTTTATGAAACTCATTGAGAAATATTGTGGTGAAAAGATTACTTCTTCATCACCTTTGTTAAATCATATAACAGTCCATATTGTGGATACGAATTGTGATGTTGCTGAGGTATCCATGAATAAACACACGATTGTCATTACCAAGGAAGGTTATAATATTAAATAATTAATTTAAACATATGTATATGTATTGATATACATATGAATATAGAAGGAATGGAATACTCTTCTTTTCATCCATTGAAAGATAAGTGGACTCTATACACACATTTACCTCACGATACGAATTGGAAATTAGATAGTTATAAAGAAGTATTAACCTTTCATCATGTGGAAGAAGCAATTTCTTTGTATGAGACCATTCCTGATACCTTAGTGAAAAATTGTATGTTGTTTTTAATGAAGAATGATATAAAACCTGTATGGGAAGATACACACAACAAACAGGGTGGTTGTTTCTCGTATAAAATCCATAATAAAAATGTGTTTTATGCATGGAAAAATCTATGTTATACATTGATAGGTCGCACCGTTTCCAGTAACCCCTCTGTTATTGATAAAATTAATGGCGTATCGATTTCACCCAAACGGAATTTCTGTATTCTCAAAATATGGATGTCGGATACATTCTATAAATCATCCTCTATTATTAATAGTATTCCCTATCTAGAATGTAATAGTGTATTGTTTAAATCTCATACGCCAGAATATTGATCTCGGTTATGTAAATCTATCATAAATTGATTCCATCGTTCCATTTTCTCCTCTTTTTTATCAGTTTCATCTTCTAATAAGGGTAATAATATATATTGAATGAAGAGATAGAGGAGTATGAAAATCACAAATAACTCAATGGATACTGTAATAAATTGATTTATTTCTGAATTATATACATTCACACCCATTAAGTAAGGTGTAATAAACGCAACCATAAACATATTGAAAAAGCGTTCAATGACGTTACCAAATATAATTCCCAATGTTGCCGGAATTAGTTGTTGTTCTAAAATAAACCTTTTCATATACCTTTATTTAGAAATTAACTTTTAGGAAGTTGGGCGAGACCAAGTGTTAGAACTCCAAGATCCGCAACATTGTATTTCACAACTAACGGAAGATCGTTTTCCAACATTAATTCAATGATATTACATAAATTCGTACATTTAATGAAATAATTCAAATACTTTAATGGGAACTCACCTTGGATAATATTTGTTGATTCCTGTTTCTTCGTATATTCTAAATTCCCATGGCATTCGGAACGAATAATTTTCACCTTTGCGAAGGGTCCCTCCAAACTGAATATCAATTCATCTCCTATACATTTGATTTCAATACGATCCGATAAAGGTGATAAATCACGAATAATCTTCTGAAAATCTGTGGAAGGCATATTAATGATTGAAGAAAATTTCACATCGGGAACCTCTAATTCCTCGTAATCTGGTTCAATCAGTCGAAGAAGTTGAGTCTTACATTGACGAATATTTCCGTTTTCGAACTTGAGACTTAAATACTCTACTACACCATCATTGTAGTGCTTTTCTTCAATGTAAATCGTGAGTGTATCATCATTGTCTATACTATTGATTAACTTGAATAAATGGAACATATTGACACCAATTACAATCTTATTATGCTTACAAAAGTATTCCTCGAAGTTTTCTGCCTTCAAATGGAGATGGCAGAGAATGACGTGGGATTTATCCATATTGATAATACGAAGTCCGTCTTTTTGGAAGGTGATATTTGTCTGAAGCAAAATATCCTTCATTGCCGTCATTAATGTTCGAAATGCAGCAATTTGGACTGTTTTAATTTCTAAGACATTCGAACTCATAATTTATATATATTTTTGTATTATCTTTAAATACTTAAATATAAAAACTTATAAAATATATATGAACGAACGTGATATTATTAAAAGTGTAGAAGGTGTTCTCTCTCAATTGAAGAAGGAAGAATATGGAGATTATTTAAAGTACATCAAGAATTATACTGTAATTAAGAAAAGGAAGGAAGAAACAAAGAGGAGAAAGGAGGAGAAAATAAATACCATTAAACGAGATATTCAGTCTTTTATTCAAGAATATAATCGTAATCACCCGTATTTCTATATTCCCGAGTGTAATATTTTCATCAAATACGATCATAATAATTATTCCATCATTGATAGAAATATGATATGGTATAATTTACTAAATCAATTAAATAGGTATCCTGTTCTCTTGAAACATAAAGACAATATCAAAAAGGTATTTTACGATTCCATTAAGAACAATATACTGACCTCTGCTACTCCGGAATCTCAAACTATTCAAGATATACTTGTATTTTTCCAACAATTTATAACGAAGGATAAAGATAGTGCTAAATATCTATTGACTATTTTGGGAGATTGTATTCTCAAAAAGAAACTTCATAAAGTCTTTATTACATCAAACGATATCACCTACCTTCTTCGATTCATAGAAGATACAATCCAAGAATTATTATATGGGAAACAAAATCTGAAAAATAAGTTTATTTCTCAATATTTTAAATCGAAGTATCATAATCATAATTATAAAGATATACGATTATTAAATACTGTGGAGATCCATACTCATACAAGTCTATTAGAATTATGTAAGAAATTCATAGATAAAAACATTTACAACATTATTGTCGTCTCGTGTCATTATTCGTATCGGTATTCGAACAGCGAGAACTTCATTCAATCGTATTGTAATAATAATGAAGTGAGAGATTATACTCTGTATGTGAATGAGAAAACAAAATCATCGATTGTGGATGATTTCCTTACAAAATATATTCAGAAAAATACAAATATGAATATCCAAGATAAAGAAATGTATTATCTCTTTCATTATTACTTGAAAGAATTACATCTTCCACGATTGATGTTTAATGGGGAATTTGTTGAAGAAGTTGCTAAACATGTTGAATATACAAACGGTTTATGGTTAGGTGTAACAAGCAAATATTTAGATCATATTCACTATTTTATTAATGATTTTTTCTCTAAACATTTTGATACGCAACAAACAAGCGATTATTTATCTTCGTATGAAATTAGCGAAGTTTATCAAATCTTTAACTCGTGGAAAAAACAAGAGAAGAAATCTATTTCCTTTTCTTATAAAGAAGACACTATACTTAATATTATTAATCATTTCTATCCAAATATTGAGATAAGAAATAATCGTCTTTTGTATGGTGTATATTCTTCGTTATGGAACAAGAAAAAGGATCTTCAAGAATATATGACACAAACTGAGAATCTCGATTATGAAGAATATTTGGTATGGGCGAGAAGACATAAACTACCCTATGTTGTGTCGAAAGAATTCTTCGATACATATTTTTCTAAATAATTAGTTATTTGCGGAACCGAATGTTCCAGACCCCTTTGGTTGAAGATGATTGCCTAAATTACGATTTTGACGAGCACGTCTGCTTCGTGCTACAGATACAATACGACCTTGAGGGTTATACTTGAGATCTTTACGTGTGAGACCTCCACGGGTTCGATACGCACTCCATATACCATTGTCATCCTGATACTTCACTTGAGCACGAGACCCTTCTAACTCGTGATATTTGTCACCCCCAATGTGGTATAACCCATCTGGTTGGCGTGTATGACGGCGTTGTCTTCGTGTTCGTGGTCGGTTCTGTTGAGTTCTGTTTCGGCGTGGTCTTCCAGCAGTTTGAGGCATTATTATATCATAACATGAGAAAATAATATTATCGTATTTTAAACTTTAAACGCCATCGATTAATTTCACGACGTGTTAATCGATTTTCGGGTTTGTTAAATATAATTGCTTTTTTAGGCAATAATAATTCACCTTGACATCCAATTCTAAATCGTGGATTTTGATTTCTGCAAAAATAAAAGGGGGGTCCGAAATATATTGGTGGTTTATCACTCATATATTATGGGTATATATTATATTCTAGAACGTCCAATCGTCTTAATCTTGAGGAATGTGACACGATCAGATACATCTGTTGAACGAATCGGATAAAAGGTCTTGGAGAGATTTTTCGTGAGAACACGACGAGACATTTCACTAAACACCACATTCATACGACGGTGTGTTGTATACACTTTGGATGAATAATTAAACCAATTTACATTCTTGTAAGGGTTCATATATGTATATGAGAGAAAATAATTCAATCAAGATGATTATCTAGAAAACGCATCATACGTTGAATATCCAGTTTAGTGATATCGTATCGTTCAATCTGTGTATGTAAGTCTTCTATGGAAGTATTCTCTCGATGATACTTGAAGAAAGAGAGTAAATCCTTTCGATCCATTTCCAATTTGTGACATAAGGTAATCATAAAGAGAAGATTATTATACTCTGTAGAATATTTGGTTAAAACCTTCGTAAATCGAATTTCTCTCTCTTCATTTCTACTTACAAGTGATGGATACTTCTTATGAAGAAGATTGTTGTTATATACTGTCTTGATTAAAAAGGATAATTCATTAAATACCCAGATTTGTTTTTGAAAAGTAATTCGATCAATATAATCCGCATAACAGAAATTATTCAAGAACTTATAATAGAATGAAAAGATACATTCTTTGTCTTGTTTCCTCGTCTTTAGAATATCAATAATATTTTCGTGGAATAAGAGAGAAAGTGTAGTTCGGTCAGTTTCATTAATAATATCATTATGATCTAAGAAACTGACATTATTTGTTAATAAATATCGAACCTTATCCTTTGTTTCTTGATTTGTGTTTTTATATTTTAACATGCTTGTGGTGGTAATATATTCTCTCATATCTTGTAAAGAACTCTCTTGGAATAAATGAATCATAGAATGAAATCGATGTAAATCTGTATCAATGTAAGAAACAATTCGTTCAGTTAATTCCTGTTCGTTCTTTAAAATAGGTAATCGATGATGTAATAATGCTGAAATCTCTGAAGAATAGGGTGATTCCATTTTGTAACATCGACATACACTCATTAATTCTTTGATTTTCTTATCACTTCCATTATTTCCAATACAAAAAATAGGAAGAATTGTTTTTTCCTCTTTTTTTTGCTTCTTCGTCTTTTTTCCACGAATTAATTTGATTAACGAAGTAATTGATCCTTTATCACCCATATTTAATGCGTCAATTTCATCCATCACTACACAAATATTCTGTTGTTTTCCTTTCAAGAGAGAGAGAACACTTCGTTCACTTTGTTCGTTTACGGTCATGGATTGTATAAATGCCTTATTTCGAATATCTGCTGAATTATAGACAATAATATCATAATTAGAATTCTTTAATAACTCTTTTATAAATACAGATTTACCTGTTGAACATTCCCCATACACATAAAACCCACGTGTAACTGCGGTATTATGTTTTTCCTTTTCGAATTCTTTTAAATCTTCTTGAATAGTCTTATATAGTTCTTCTCGATGAAGAATTGTATTGTAGGTAGGATCATATGAAAACATATACAATATAAAAAATATATATTTAACTTATTATTTATATTAAAACCATTTCTGTAATTCCAATATTTTATTTCCTTTGTTAGTTGTGGAGGTAGGTAACGCATGAGGTGTCGCAAGGGTGCTTACATCATTCTTATATTTTAAATAAGACTCGGCTTCATTTAATACACTTGGAACACAATAATCAAGCACAATCTGATTAAGTGCTTGGACTTGTTCTCGAATATTTGTGGGTTGATTGGCAGAATATTGTAAGAAGAGGCTTCGCATAATGATCTTTAGATTAGTTTCATCCGCTCGTGCCACATTATACAAGCCTTTCGATAATTTATAAACACCCGCACGAATACCGTTTTGGATAATATTCATGTTTTCCTTTGAAAAAAATACACGAGATAAAGTCGTCTCCTCGATATTCCCTTGTAATCCACCACGATAATTTGCCTTGTTATTGTAATTAATCCCTGGGTGTTTAAAGAGTTCAAATTGGAATAAATTGGGTTGACTAATATCTACTCGTCCATTCGTTCCTTTCAATAATTCTTTTTGAATTGTATCACTTATATTCGAGTAACTATAGTTCATTTCTATACAAATAGAAAAGAAAAATAAATTTATATATATATTATATAATGTTTATCCGAAATAACTTCCGAACATTTTCTATTCTATTTGTCTTGATGGGAGTATTGTTAATTGTTTATTTATACCAAAACACCAAACAATGGACGTTTAATCGAATTGTGATAGTGGTTGCGTTATGTTTCTTATTAGGAATGTTGATTATGGTAGGATATTTAGTAAATAATGCGAAGTATGATCTGAAATGGCCACCAGTCATTGGTGATTGTCCCGATTATTGGGAAGTTGAAAAGGGAGAGGATGGGAAATATCGATGTATTGTGAATGAAAGAAACACAAACATTGGAAAATGTAATCAAGCAAGTTATAATACATTTATATCAGGATTATCTGAGAATGATTTAAAAGGTGTTACTGGTCTTCGTAAAAAGGCTAAATGGGCGAATGATTGTGGAATTATGTGGGATGGTGTTACCAATAACCCAGAGGTAATTAATCATTCTAATCATTCCTAATGTTTCTTTATTACTAATCGCTTCTTCTTCTTTGATGGAACTGAAACTTGATTTTGTTTCATTTCTCTCTCCTTATTAAATTCAATATATTGTTCTTTCAATTCCATTAATTCTCTCTTCCACAACATTTCTTCACTACACTGTTTCAACATTGTATATTCCTTCTCTCTCTCATTCTTCTCTTTTAATAATTTAGTAATATTTTCTTCAATCACACTATCCATTGGCATATTCCTCAAATAGCGGTATTCCTCATCAATCTTATCATAACCTCGAGACTCCAACAATGAAATCAATTCGTCTTTCTTCTTACGACGAAGATCCAATTCGTTATTACACTGTTCCATAATAAATCGTGCCTTATTCGAGAGAAGAACAATTTCTTTCTGATAATTTTCTAGCATATATTCCTTTCTTTTAGTGTAATAGAGAAGACGAATATTGTAATAATCGTCAATAATAGCATAAATATTATCATACTTTCTCAACTTTTGGTTCGAGTCAAAGAGATGCATGTTTGTTGTGGTTTTCGTAGTTACTAAATTCATCATCTTTTCAATACCATTATAATGTTCGTTAGTTCCGTCTTTTTCCAACTTATCCAAAACCCCTTTATGGAATTTCACCACCAAATTAACATTGACATCAGTGCTCATATCCTTATATTCTTTCACAAGAACACTAGATTTCACCTTAGTATCGTCCATTAATTTCTCAAGGAATATCTTGTAATCATCAGTCCATACACCTACTGGTAATTCAGTAATCTCTATTTCGTCTCCTTTTCTTGTATAACATCCTTTAAACATATATTTGTATTCCTCGATTTTAGTAATTTCACCCTTATATCCTTCATAATAAGGTCGGATCTCATATGAGGATGAACCGTGTTCGAGGCGTTCGAGTAAATGGTGAATAATATCTAGTGGATTGTAGGCAAGAACAGTAGTGCTGAAACCAGTTCCAATACCCTTGGTTCCATTTACTAAGATCATTGGAATAATCGGTGTGTAAAACTCGGGTTCTACCATTTGTCCGTCATCATTCAAGTAGTCCAAAATGGGAAGATCCTCTTTTCGATAAATATATCCCGTAATTTTTTGGAGTTGTGTATAAATATATCTTTCCGATGCTGAATCATCTCCTCCTTGATAACGACTTCCAAACTGTCCGATTGGAACAAGAAGATTAATATTGTTAGAACCTACAAAGTCTTGTGCCATTCCAACAATTGCCTTCATAAGACTGTTTTCACCATGGTGATAACCACTATGTTCTGACACATATCCGCCAAATTGAGCAACCTTAATTTCTTTCGTTAAATTGCGTTTTAATGCTGAATAAAGAATTTTCCTTAAACTGGTCTTCAATCCGTCCATCATATTCGGAATACTTCTCTCACAATCATATTTCGAGAAATGAATGAGTTCTTTATTGATAAAGTCGCTATATGAAATAGTGGCATCTGAAATATCCAGTCGTAGAGACTTATCATAATTTTCCAACCACCCCTTTCGATCCTGACTTCGATTTTTATTGAATACTTTATCAATATCCTCGTCACAAGTCTTATCATCATATTCAAAGGATACAACTTTCTTCTCTCTGAAATACTCCTTGAACTCCTTTGCTGTACTTGTCCCTAACCCCTTGTAATATTTAATCGTCCATCCTTTTGTCGAATTTGTTTCTTTCCACTGATGATATTCCTCTTCATTATAGAAATTCAATTCCAAAGATCCTTTTCGTGCCTTGAGAATGGGTGTATTCATATAGGTAATAAAATTCGGATTTTTCACCAAATCATTCCATAAGGAATGGAACATATTGATACATAATCCTTTGATATGGTGACCATCCACATCTGAATCACACAACAACATAATCTTTCCATATCTCAACGAAGATTGAATGTCACTTTTCTCCTTATACTTTTTGTTTAATTCCAATCCCATAATTTTCTTAATATCATTGATTTCGTTATTATCCGCAATCTTCTTAATCGAGGCATCACGAACATTCATCAACTTTCCTTTCAAGGGATAAATACCAATATAATTTCGGTCTTCCTTTGATAATCCAGAGACAATACCAGCTTTTGCTGAATCACCCTCACATAGAATGAGAGTACAATCAATGGATTTCGGCGTCCCCGCATAATTTGCGTCAATTAATTTTGGAACTCCTTTGATCGTTTTCGTCTTCTTTCCATCCGTCTTCTTTGCTATTTTATTGTTTTTTACATTATTAATATTGATTGCTTGTTCCAACACACCTAATTTAGCGACCTTCTGAATGAAAGTTTCACTTACTTTACATGTAGAACCAAACTTCGATACAGGTGTATTCATATAATCTTTTGTTTGACTATCAAACGCTGGATTCTCAATCACACAATTCACAAACAACATCAATTGCTCTTTAATTGAGGAAGCCGACACTTTCACTTTTTTCTTACTCTCGATATGTGCGACAATCCCTCGAATAATTTGGTTCAATATATATTCCACGTGTTTACCACCTCGGTTTGTATAGATACCATTCACAAACGAAACTTGTGTAAATTCTTCAACCGGTGTAAGAGAGACTGCGTATTCCCATCGTTCATTTCCTTCTTCATAGACGCGCTTACTCTCTCCCTTTGCTCCAATATATAAATTTACATACTGCTCGAATGTCTTAATAGGAACAAGAGTGGAATTGAATTTCACCTTGACATTTTTCGAGGTGACTGCGGAAATATCATATGTTCGCTTTCGTAAGAGTGAATACATCTCGTCATTCATTCCTTCAATTCCAAATCGTTTATAATCTGGAATCCACGAAATTTTAGTATATGGTTTCCCTTTATATTTTGTAATTTTCGGTTTTTCAATGACAGAGAGATTATTCTTGAATTCTTGGATATACTTTAAACCACGAATATGATCCACAGTTTCAATTCGACCCCATGTGGAATAAATGAGTACTAACTTAAAGCCGAACCCATTCTTACCTCCCACAATTCTTTTCTGTGTTTTATTATAATTAGTGGAAGTTCGTAAATGACCGAAGATCATTTCAGGAATCCATATATCATATTCGGGGTGTTTCGCAATATCAATTCCATTGCCATCATTGAAGATGGTAATACATCCATTATCGATGGCGACCTCGATATTTTTCACAGGTAAATTATCTTTAGATTGATCTACTTTTTCTTGCATTCGAATATAATGGTCTCGAGCATTAACAATACCTTCATCGAAACATTTATACAATCCAGGGATCCATTTGAATTCTTTATATACCATTTTATTTGATGTTTCATCATACGTCCAGTTCAGAATTGTATCTTCTTCAATGGAACCAATATATGTATCAGGTGTATCTAGGATATGCATCCGATCACTCTTCTTCTCATATACATTTGCCAAATCCTTATCTTGAACGCTCATTGTATTCGATGTGTATAGATACTATGTATTTACTATTTATATTCCTTTCAATTTTGTATAAAATTGATTACTCTTGTCTTAAATGATAAAAAATAAACCTTATGCGTTCTGTTATTTTGTGTGACGTTCCTTACCAAGGATTTACGAAGAGTGTTCCTGTGGATGTATCCAGAGAAGATACGTGGAACACATTCTTTTCCAAGGTTTCTATAAAAACACTTATAAAAAAACAATACATTACTCTTCGTTATAGTATAGATGGAAAACATCATAAAATTAACTACTTAGATACACACCCAAATACACCATATTCTTTAATGGAACGAGGTGTTATGTTCTTTCATTTCATTTACAATAAAGGTGTCTAGAAAATAATATTTACCTTTAGTATAGAATATGTTTTCCTCAAGATACAGAAAGTATTACATATGTTATCCATCCATTGAAAATGGGTTCTCCCGATGTCCTCCTAAAATTAAAACACTTGAAATTGATAATTCTGGTGTCCAACGACAAGTAAGTTCCAAGATGCGAATAGCACAACGATTACAGCGAAATTCACAATTACGATAAAAAGTTTAAAAAGATATACAGTTCATTCTATAATGACTTTTTTAAGTGATAGAATGAATGCGAAAAGAGAATTAACTACTATTTTAGATATGTATAAAAAGAAACGTCAGGATAAAAAAGAGTGTAGGAAAATATTAGATTCAACAACGGTAGATAAAATCGATCAATACATTTTTACTCATATATTCAATAATCCATCCAGTAATTCGATGTATGATATAAATCTTCAAACCTTCGAATTAGGTTCGTTGAGAGACACAATCAATCGAATGTTGGAATTTCCGATTTTAAATTTGAAACCTTTTTACACGTTTAAATTAGATAAGAAAGATATTCATCGGAATTCAACATATTTTCATATCGAAAACGCGGTATATAATACACATCTTTATATAGAAGTAAATAATCATCAAAAACATAAAGAACAATTAGCTCGAGATGGTCTTCCTCTTCCTTTTCTCCTGCTCGAGGAACTTGAAATTGATTTTACTTCCTCTTTTTTTACTCATTCTTATATTTACCCTTATATCATTGTTGATTTAAAAATGGAACATCTAACCCATTTTTGGAAAGGGGATAGGAAACAACGCTATATTCTCGTGGATGATAAGAGAGAAATCTATCGTGATTTCAACGATGATTATTGTGAAAAGTTATACAATTATTATACAAGAAGCAAGTATAATAATCAAATGAAATATACAGAAAATAATTTCTTTACACGATTATTTAAAGGTCGTGGATGTTCGTTACGAATTCATAAATACGCAGACTACGAAGACATATTATAAAATTCAATCTTGAATAAGCATTAAATATTTTACATTCTCGAATGCCAATTCCGGATCCTCTACATTCGTATGTGTATTTACATTTGACCAAAACCATTCCAACGCCCATTGCTTCATCTTATCCGACAACTTTAGATACCAGTCTGGAAGGTAGGAAGGTTCTTCCATATACGGATTATACAGTGGGAAACTGGAACGATTGACTAGGGAATAACCGTCGAGGTCAGTGTAATAACGAACATTATATTCTTCACTTGCCAGNTGTTTCAAATAAGGTTCAACCAATTCCCTATCGTGTGTATCTTTGGTATTATAGAATAAGGATTTTCGCACCGTACCCCATGCGTCATCGTCCTCTTCAGCTCGGTCTTTCCAATACCATTCCAACGCCCATCTTCTCATTTTAAAGGGGAGTTTCTCATACCAAAGAGGCACTTTAGAAGGAACAGGTAATTTGGGATTTTTTATGGGTAGAGAACAACGAGAAACGGAATGAAACCCGTGTAAATCATTAGTATAGTATTGGTTTTGAAAACGTTGTGTTAAATCAGTTGTATTCATTATAATTATAGTTAAATACTATTCTTTAAGTAATGTTCTTTTGTAGTAGTTGATTAATGATAGCATTACGTTTAACAATCTCCTGTTTTAACACATTTACATACTTGACTATATCTTCCAAGGTCATACGTGTTTCCGTGCCATCCTCATTCTTTCGCACAAGAAATCGTTCTTGAACACGACTTCGACGCATTTCTTCGATTTTCTTCGTTTGTTCGACCACATCAGGTTTATATTTCAACTCTCCCAATTCATACCCCTCAATGTGTTCGTGTAGTTGGGAAGTATAAAATTTCCGTAATTCTTCATTCGAAATGAAATCATTCGCTCGAAGGACACTTTCATTCAACATAGGATTGTTCTCTGAACCTTGTAATAATTTACTCTTATCATAAGTATTCTGTGAATGAGAGAACACAAGAATGGTTTTTAAAGGATCCAATTGAATGAAAGGAATCGTATAATTCTTCAAGAAATGCTTTTCTTCTGCCATCGAAGTATCATCTTCGTAAGAGGTGATTTCAAGCAATTCCTTTTTGAATGCAAAGGTTCCTGCTGTAGCATGTGTCTTAGAATAGGGACCGAAACGATACATTTTTTCTAATTTATGGAACCATACATAAACCTCGCTACTTCCCGAACATAATACCTTGTCATCACTTTGTAATCGTTCGACTGCGTGGGATACACGCTCCGGTGGATAATAGTCATCGTCGTCCATATAGACAATAATATCACCCGAACACTTTGTATGCATGTAATTCCGTTTCTTACCTAACTTCATTTTTTCATCAAGAGAGAAATATTTCACATTAGGTATATCCGTGAATAAATCTCTTACTTTGTCAGTTCCATCATCGACAACAATCCATTCCATACGCTCCTGTGGATAATCTTGTTCTAAGAAACACCTTTTTATAAAAGGAATAAAAGGGCGGCGATTAAACGTAGGCGTACATACACTTACAAATGGGAGTTCTTCTTTCATTATATATGTAAATAACTTATTCTTTTATACTATTTTCAGAAGAAATAATCAATAAACAGAATAATGAAAATACATATAATGGTTGCAATGAAGAAGATGAATTCCAAATGCCGACCCACGGAAGAAAGAAGAAGGATGAAGAATAGAACTGCGATGAGGCGAGAGAAGGATTTCATATATTTCCATATATACGAGGGCGATTTAATGATGGGAGTAATGAGGAGAAGAATAAATGTGTAGAATACTTGTAATGAAGATAAGATCATAGACAGGAAGAAAGATGTTCCTAATACAGGGAAGAACAACATTAATTTGACGGCGGGTGAATCAACGTTAAGACTATTTACACCGGACAACATCGTCCAAACGTAACTACCAAAGGATACAGAGAGAAGAAGGAAGAACGCTATGAGAGGTGATACAATGGAATATATATATAAGAACGTTCTTCGTATCATTTTCTGAACGTCTCCAGATTGGGTATTGTCAATAATATCAACGCCTCTTACAAACGTGGAAAATATGGTAAATATTACCCTGAGTAAGGTTCGATAATAGATCCAACTTCGTTTTATTGTCTCTGAGAACCAATTCAGAACTTGGGGCGTTAAACCCTCACCCGACATTGTAATGTATGGAAACATTAATCCAATATTACTTAATCCCGTCGTATTGTAGGGCATCTTGTTGATGTTAGTTGGAAACGATTTTTCATTCACCATATATCCGGTAATATACAATAAATTCGAGGATAGAATGATGTATATAGTGATGACAATGAAATTATTAATCATTGATTTTAAGAACCCACCCCAATCATTCTTTTTCTCTTCTTTCTTATTCTCTTCGGATGGAGTATCTTTATTCGAAAATCCTTCTTGTTTCTCTCCATGTAATATTTCGTCCATTACTTCATATACATAATTCATCTATATAAAATAATACATATTTAATTTGAAAATAAATATTAAAAAGAAGATTAGTGTCTAAATATCAAATGAAGATCGAACCTGATATTAAGTTAGATTTTGATAATGTGCTTATTCGACCAAAGCGCAGTATTCTTACCAGTCGAAATGATGTATCGTTAGAGAGAAGTTTCACATTTCCATATTCGAGTTATGTATGGCATGGTATTCCTATTTTAGCGTCCAATATGGATACTACTGGAACTTTTGAAGTGTATGATGTTCTCACTCCCCATAAGATGATTACAACCTTTCATAAATTCTATTCTCTTGATGATTATAAGAGAGAGTTTGAAAAGAGAAATAATACAGTAGATCCCGATTATTATATGGTTTCTACAGGTATTCATAACCGTGATTTTGAGAGATTAGTAGATATTGTCGAATTCACAAAATGTAAATGGATATGTATTGATATTGCGAATGGATACTTGCGTTCAATTGTTGATTTTTCGAGAAAAGTCCGCGAACGGTGGCCGGATAAGATTCTTGTTGCGGGGAATGTAGTGACACGTGAGATGGTGGAAGAACTCATCTTAAATGGGAAAGTTGATGTAGTGAAATGTGGGATTGGGTCGGGAAGTGCATGTTTGACGCGAATTAAAACGGGAGTTGGAATGCCTCAATTATCGACAGTGATTGAATGTGCGGATGCGGCACACGGTGTCAATGGGTTTATCATTAGTGATGGTGGGATTACAAACCCAGGGGATATGGCAAAGGCGTTTTGTGCGGGTGCGGATTTTGTCATGTGTGGAGGTGTCTTTTCAGGTCATGATGAAAATGAAGGAGAGATAATTGAAGAAGATGGGAAAAAGTATAAGATGTTTTATGGTATGAGTTCGAAACATGCGATGGAACGTCATTATGGAAAGATGGAGAACTATCGAGCGTCGGAGGGACGGTATATTCGTGTTCCTTATAAAGGTTCATTACAAGATACACTACAAGATTATATGGGTGGTCTTCGAAGTTGTTGTACTTATATCAATGCGAATACAATTAAACAAATGCCGAAGTGTGCGACCTTTGTTCGTGTTCATCAAATATTGAATACTTCTCTCGTGAAATAATTAATGAGGGTGTTCCTCACTGGGTGTATATATAACACTCAATTTAAGAGGTTTATTGCTTGTGTTGATAATATTATGCCACTTTCCTTTCGGGATTATGATAACATCACCTTCCTTGATTTTACTTCGTTTGCTATTTGTTTTATGTATTACAGCAGTTCCACTTCCTTCTTCTACACGAATATATTGGTCTTCATCTTTATGAACTTCCATTCCAATTTCTTCACCTGCGGGAATATTCATAAAAAGAAGTTCCATATTATCACTATGGTATAAACTCTTTCGGAATGTTTTATTTTTTAGCGATTTTATAGTAAAGTCGCGAATATGTAAAAAAGGCATTATATAGTATGTAAAGATTATAAATAGTATACGCAAGTGTTAAATAATAATAACATGAGTATATATATATGAATAAAACACGAACAAGGGGTTCAACAAAGAAATATGTCGGCGTATTAACAGTTCCATTAAATCCGAATACTAAATTATTTCGTGTATGTGGAACCTCATATATTGTATCAGCACATATAGAATGGTTAAAAAGTCATAATATAGGTGTGATATCAATTCCATATTATAGTAAAAATTTAGAAAATTATATAAAACGTGTTCATGGGGTTTATTTACCTTCGGGGGGTGTGTTTGCTCAAACTCAACCAGAATATTATTTTGCTGCGAAGAAATTATTAAAATTGGCAAAGAAAGAAAATGATTTAGGGAATTATTTTCCTGTATGGGGTGCATGTATGGGATTTCAACAAATGCTCATCGCACAAGATGGAAGGGATTTATATGATAATTTTCTTCAAAGATTCAATAGTTTTAGTAATCTATATCTTACACTTAAATTTACAGAAGAAGGGCGTAATTCTCGTATTTTCTCCTTGTATTCAAAGCGACAAATTTCTGATATGGAGAAAAAGAAGACTTCTTTACATAACCATATGATGGGGATTTCACCAAATGTATTTAAGAAGAATAAAAACTTATCGAAATTCTATAAAATTGTAAACATTTCATATGATCGAGACAATAAACCCTTTGTAAGCACAATTGAAGCGTATAATTATCCATTTTATGGTGTGCAGTGGCATCCAGAACGAAAACGGAATTTTTATAAATTAGCAAAATTCTTCTCAAATGAAGTAAAGAAAAACAAACGTACCGCTACTCAAAGTGGTAAAACCCTAAAAAAGAATCGTGTAAAATGTATGAAGTATAGTAATGACCTTTACAAGAAATGTGATTTCTTCTATGATGAAAATGATAAAGACGTCGATATTGAAAAATGTCATTATGTTGCGAATCATAAGAGAGATAAAAATGGAAAATTGTATGTTTCTGTGGGATAAATATGTAGAATGATACTTAAATTTCTAATTAGTTAATGTGTTAAGCATATGGAAAAAGAGAGAAGTAGTTTAATTGGTGGTAAAAAAGTGGATGACCTTTATTCTTATAACTTACATGAACACAAGGGTAAGACTTTATACAGTTAAATGACTTGGTGAGTGGTTAATGGGAACCATGTTCTAACTTCATAAAGAAGACATTCCTGTTACATGGAAACCTAGATTTTTTCTTTTATATACACTATACATTTATACCGTATATAAAGATTAGAAGAATTCGTCCCCATCCATTTCTCCGAAATCGTCATCATCTGGTAGATGAGACATATCATACGCATCTAATTCAATTAAGAAGTCAGTCACCTCTTGATCCATAATTTCGTCACGAATAATATTTTCATTCTGTGGAACAATTCGATCATCTCCCATATATTGCATTTCCAAATTCACAATCTCTCGATATTCATCACTAGAACGTTCCATATCATATGTTTCTTGCACGTATTGGGTAAGACCCTTTTGTAATCCGATATTCCACCGACCCATTTTTGCCGCTTTTAATACATTATCCACATTTCTCTCTTCTGGACTTAAATCTTTCAATTTAGTAGTTTTAATATCCTTCTCCTTCTCTCTACTACGTAGGGTAAGTTCAGTAATGGTTTCTTGATTTAAATCAATACGTTTCTTTTGTGTCATACCCATCTCCAAAAAGGCAACTAACAAATCACCAATACGACGTTGAATCTTCAATTTATCACCCTCTAAGAGTGATGCTGCGGATTCCTCTTCATTTTCCTCTTCACCCACAGTAACACCCTCTAATTCTTTCAACATTGTGGCGTCGTTGATATACTGGTCGACCACATCGATATATTCAATAAATACTCTCAAATACAAATAATGACATAATTCCTTAATGATTTCGTGATTAAAGACTGGTTCTCTCTTCTTATTCTTATTCATATGAGGTATTCTCTCAACGATCTGAATAATGACTTCCATTCGTTGTCGTATATTTCGTAGGATGGGATGGATATTTTCTTCACCGACAAATGGAACAAGAGGCTGGAAAGAATTCTTCAAGAAATCTTTGATATCCGATTTATGAACTCCGGATAATCCCCAATGAGCGGGAATTTTCAATATATCATACCTTATATTATTCAAGATCATATTTGGGAAGTCGTATACCATCTGATAGACCATATTCATCACAAAGGAACGAGCCTTTGATACTGTATTATCTTCGGAAGAACGAAGCTCGGAGGAAGTCAAGGGTTTGAACTCTATAAAAGAGGTTAGATACTCTTCCACCTTGCGTTTCCGATGTTTCTTCATATTGGAATGAGAGAACAAGTATTTCTTAATACGTTCTGTATCTCTCTCAATGTGTTTCAAGAGGTGATTACGTAGTTTATTTCGTTGTTTATCTACAAATTGTTTATTGTTTATCATAATATCTGTCGAAGTATCTATATCACCTTCTCGTAATCCTTCATTTACATAATAGAAATATTCAAGAATAGAATTCAGGTATTTTTGGATGGCACTGTATCGTTTAATATCTTTCTTATCTAGATGTTTCAAATACTTTTGTAAGTAATATAGCTGTTTTCGATTCCGCCTTGATGCGTATTCAACTTTTATAATATTATGTTTATTCAAGACATTAAGGAGTGAATAGAACATTTCTGTCGTATATTCAATACCTTCTTCTTTCATAATCTCTATTTTCTCTCGCAATGTATGAAGATCACTAAACGAACTTTCATTATGAACACATACAGAAAGAATCTTTGGATGTATAGGTAAATTCTTATTATACTTACAATATTTAATAAATGCTTGATAAATGGTTTCTTCACTATGAGTGCTTCCTTCACCAATCTCATACACACGACGTGTATTTTTCGTATTAATAATTGTATCGGGAATAGTAAGTGACATAATATCATAATACATCTTTTCTAAGGTTCCTATTTTCTCTCTTGTTTTCTCAATCTCTTCACTCTTATCAGTGAAATAATCAATCATATTCTCTCTTGAAGTTGTATGAAGAGAACAACAAGCATTCTCTCGAAAGAGTATTCCAGCGTTTGTCTGAAGAAGTAGGTTCTCTTTATTCACCACTTCCCGAATGGATTTCAAGAGAGAAAGAGAGAGAAGAGAGATACGCGAACGTAGTGTTTGTATTTTCTCTTCTTGTTTAGGGTTTCCCGCTTCCATATACTTCACCAACTTGTTCTTGAAATTGTCCGACAATCGATGAACTTTTTTCAAGGTGAAATGTTGTAGAGGAGGTCGGAATTCTCTCCATGAACGATATTTTTCCAAAGTATCTTCAATATCCTCACCTTTCTCTCTTCGATGAGTAATCTTATCCTGAATGAGTGATTGAACGTCTGTATCTTTAATGATCAATTTATTATACAAGGTAATAATATTCTTCTTGAGTATATCTTCCTTGAAGCGACGAATTTTATTCCATGGGAACTCATTAGAAACCAATTTCTTGGAAACACATACAATATAATGGAGACCCGCATCATTCTCACTTTCCTCGAGTGGAAATCCCGCAAAGGAACGAACACACCCTGGGAATGTTTTCTTAGTGCGAATCGATGGAATATTTACTTGAATGGATAGGAGGAAAAATAGTATCACAAATAACATCATTAATTCACCTTTCTTATCCTCATAAGGTATCATTTTCTTCCCCGTTTTCTCCTCCACACGTTCTTTCCTTCGATTATAATTTTCTTCTGTTCCAAGAGAGACATGAACGTATTTTAGTGTTTTTTTAATGATGAAATCAACGCGATGAAGAAGTTGAACTCCAATATGTTGAGATAAAGAAGTCACAATTTTTCGAATAATAATACCGTCTTTGGAATTGATTAATTTATCCTCTTGAGTGACCTCATCTGTTAACACGGATTCTTCCTCGCGCATGACTTCACGAGTTTCAATCCGGAACCCATCCGCAGTAAATCCTTCATCGATGTCGAAATCAATGAGACGAATGGTATATCCACTATACTTATCGACCCATTTATCACCATCATCACTGATCTCTCCCTGTTCCGCACATATACGATGAAGGGTTTCTGTATAATTATGATGAAAGAGGAATGCCTCTGATAAATCCTTGTAAAAAGAGGGTAATAATTTCGTATTTGTTTCTACACAATACAACCAATAAGGACTTTCATCTTCCTCCACATTCGGGGAACGAACATAATTCAATTCAATAAATCGATGAATATTTGTCATTTTCTGAATGAAATCAGGTTGTGCCAAAATCAAATTCACCAGTTTTTGATGAGGAGAATATACTACATCCAATTCTTCCAACTTTTGTCCTAAAGCATATTGTTGTTTATTCTCTCTTGTATGAACTTCATAATTTAGGCGTTGGATATTGTGTAACCGTTGGTTCAAATAAGATATAGTATCTTTCAATCGCTGAATTCGTTCTCTCTGTGTTGAGAGAAATTCTTCACTTAAATCTTGGATCATACCTTCCAATGTTCCATATTCCAAATTCTTCTTCTCAAGGTCAAATTCATTACATCCAATAGATGACTGAACACAATTCTCTTGTAAATTACAAAACAATTGACTGGATTTGTATCCTGCGTTCTGAATATCCTGATCTAACTCCCATCGATTATTTACTCTCTTGTAATAATAAGGATTAGGTGTTTCTTCACTATTATCTAATAGAACCGCATAGACACCCTCTTCGACCGGTCTTCGTCCTTCATACATACTTGTGAATTCGATGATTGCTGATTCATAACTGATATTTTTATCATACATAATTTGTTCCACCACATACTCTCTGTATTCATTAAACTCCATATTTTCATAATCATCCTTGAACTTGTCAATATAAGAGTAATCCGTAGTATCATATTCTTTATCGTAATATATATTCACATTGTTGTCTTGGTTTAATTGTTCGATAGTATCGTATTTCTTAGACAATACATAATTCAGACATTTATTCTCGACATTATCTAATGTTTCATGCATAGTATTCAAACGCTCAATAATATCTTGATCCAGTTTTTCCATTGAATATAATCCATCGTTCTTCTTGGAGATAATAGTGTATATGTACTTACCATAATCGGTATTCATCCAAGGAATGAAATGCTCTCCGTGGAACGCGTTCTCTCTTGGTTGGTAGAGAGAAAGACTTTTGGTATCTCCTACAATGTTATGGATATAAGACTTGAAATAGGTATTTCGTAAATTTAATTTCAAGAATTGATGAATGTGTTGGAAATGATTCGAGATGTCGGATTTAACTTTCTTAATGTTTTTCTCAATATGAGAGACAATGGTTTTGTAATCCTTGTGATGAACTGTATCTATATCAAGAGAGAAAGGTTCTAATTCTAACAAGGTTGATTGGAGAGAAAGTTTCTTTGAAGGATCAATATCATACGTCTCTAATATATCTTTCGTAGTTGGAACCACTGTCTCAAGGAACTGTTTATACACATCATCTGAAGGTTCCACTTCTAATACGTCAGAATGGGGTTTGATGTGTGTTTTTACTGCGAATACATTATTCAATCGAGTTCCTGAAGGATTAAACTTTTCAATCATCACAGTATTTAAGGGTGTATTCCGATGTAGAAAATGTGATTTGAGAATAGGGAGTTTATTTAAATGTGCTTTATGAATGAGAAGTGCTCGTGGTAATCGTCGCATCGAGTATTGAATGAATGGTTTATGAAGAAATAAAATGGATTCAATGGGTACATTTTCTGCCTCAGTGATTTTCTTTCGAAGTTGATTTCCAGTAAGTTGTAATTCGAGTTGGAAACCATGTGTTCCTTTGGGTAAGGACTGTAATCGTGATGTTCCCATATTGTATTTCTCAATGACAAATCGTTGTTTGCGAATTTGAGCTCGATGAAACACAGAAGAAAAGAATTCTTTCAAATGTCCTTCGATATTATTGGATACAGTTTCTAGGTTCTGGTTGGTCTTCTTCACAACAATAAGATCTTTAACATTATCAGGTGTGGTGTGAGGGATGAAGTAGGGTGTTAAACTTCTCTCTAAAAAGTCGTATTTATTCATACTTGAAGGAACATCATTTCCATAATATTTATTGATAATGTCTGCTTCTTCTGTGCGAACGGTAGTCAGCGATTTCATATCCATATCATCATGAATATTCATTTGTCTCTCTTCCATATCTAAATAAATATTTCGTTTATGTTTCACTACAGGAACAACCCAATCAGGAATATCCTTCATGTGGAATAATTTATCTACAAGAGGACGATGGTTAGAACCACGTTTTAAATAGTCTTGAATAACATTTTTTTCTTTAGTAGAAAACTCGCTTCGAAGACGCTTGAACCGCTCTATAATTCGGTGTAACTTATTCATTGTTGCCGGTGTTCTCTCAAGAGTTGGTATTTTCGTAAGGAGTTCATCCAACAAGTCCGACATTTGTTCCTCAAGTGAATACCGCTTTTCTTCCTCTGAAACATGTACTTCTTGTTGGATTTCATCCACTTCATCGGAAATAAAGAACTCATCGGACTGATCGATCACATTCTGGATTTTTTGTCGCAGAGGTATTCCATCATCTTCTACAACAACTTCTTCCTCTTCCTGTATAGGAGTTTCCTCGGTTCTCTCTTCTTCTTCAATTACAGGTTTCTCTCGAAGTTCGATTTTTTCAATAGGAATATCCTTGGGAATACCTTTATAGGCGAAATCAATGTATATTTTTTCGTTTGTTGGGAATACTTCCACTTCAATTTGGTCTTCTTCTAAATCGGTAATTTGACCTACTAAAATGGTAGGAACATCACCTCCAAGATGGATTTGGATCCACTGATTGGGAAGAAGGTGGTTATTCCGCGCATAACCCTTTTGTGAACTTTTGTTTAAAATCGTAATTGTATCCACCTTTCGATCTCGAATAACACCATCTTCGATGGGAAGTTCAAATAGACTTTCCAGTTCATGATTTAGTAATTGAATACGTTTTTCATCAATATAATCAACTAAAAAAATCTTATTATGAATGTCTGAATTTTTTTCACTTTCTATTTGAATAATATCACCATATTCGAGGATTATACTTTCTTTGGACATTATTGTTGTTATATAATGAAACAATATAATTTTCTTTCTATTTTTTATTTAATGTTAAATATATATAAAGAGATTCAGTATTGACTATATACTAGAGACATTATGCCCAACTTCTGTTTGATAAATGATATCTCGCAATTGATTGATGTAAATCGTCTTGGTGACGATGAATACCTAAAAAGTATGAAACTTAAGAAATATACAAAAGGAAGTAATGAACCAGAGAAACACTTCATCGTTCGATATACGGATAAAACCGACAGGGTAGCGCGATTGTTTCGTTCTTGTGTATTCTACGATGGAAAGTTAGTATCGTATTCTCCGCAAAAGAGCGTTTCCTATGAAGAGTTGTATGGAGATGTGTATTATGTTGAAGAGTTTGTAGAAGGAACGATGGTGAATGTATATTATTTGAATGATATATGGTGTCTATCAACAAGGAGTGTGTTGAACGCAGGAGGGTCGTTTTATGAGAAGGAAACTACTTTCAAAACGATGTTTATTGATTGTATGAGTAAGTTAGGTTTGGAGTATGAGTATTTAAACCCAAAGTATAGTTACTCCTTCCTTATTCAACACCCAAAAAATCGAATTGTAAAAAGAATTTATTCTCCAACGCTTTATTTATGTGCTGTCTATGAAATTATGGATGGTAAAATAGTTAATGAACTCGACATCTATACAGAAGCGCAACGTATTCAGTCACTTCTTCCTCATAATAAGAATATATTACGAACTCCAGTGTATTATGGTTGTGGTTCGAGAGATTTTGCTGAACAATACAAGAATAGTGATTGTTATCCTAATAAACTTACCTATGATATGATGGGTGTTGTCATTAAAGACAGATCTGGAAACCGATACAAGTGGCGTAATCCTATGTATGAATATGTACGTAAGTTACGAGGAAATCAACCAAAACTTCAATATCAATACTTGGTTCTTCGAAACACTGGAAAAGTTAGTGATTATTTGAAATATTATCCCGAACATCGTCCTCTATTTAGTCGTTTTAGAGAGATTATTCATAGTTTTACGGGTCATTTGTATGAAAATTATGTAAAGTGTTTCATCAAACACGAAAAACCACTNGAACAGTTCCCTTATGAATACAGAAGTCATATGATAGCAATACATGAATTCTATATAAAAAAATATCGTAAAGATAAAAAATCGATTACCTTTAAAGATGTAGTGGAGTATATTAATAAATTAGAACCACCTCGTTTAATGTATTCATTGAATTATAATTTACATCAACCTAGATAGTTTCTTTCATTTCATTATAGATGGTAATTAAATGATCACATGCCTTTTGAATGTAAGAAGGCACGTGTTCAATGCTAATCGAAGAATCAGCAAATCCTACGCGCAAGATAGAATGGTCGTCGTGAGGGTGCATTCGATTAAAGGTAATATACTTCATAATATCATTTTTATAATAATAGAGGTCAAACAATGCGTATTCAATCGGTTTTCCAATTGTATAATCAATGTTCTTCAATAGGATATCATATGCTTTATAAATGGTATTTGAGGGTGTGATCTTAATATCATTCTTTTGAAATCCTTCCTTGATTGTATTCAAAGATTGAATAAGTAAATCACATGCTTTACGCATGAGTTCATCATTTGTATAAATTCCAATACTTTCTAACACGAAAATGAATGCGTCCTTTTTAATAATACGTCGTCCTTCTCCTAAATACCAATTTTCCTTATGCTGTTCGATCTCTTTTTCATCCATCTCTTGTCCTTGAAGTTTCACTTCTTCTTGTTTCCATTCTTCCTCTTGCTTTGTAGAATCTACTTGAAAGGAATAAGAACACGTAGAAGCAACATTATATACACTATCTTGTTTAGCAGTTACAAGAGACATAGAACATTCGAGATGAAGATGTTCTGAAGGGATTTCATCACTTAATTTACCTCGAAGACGTGCAATAAGAATATAATCCCCTGTAATAGGACATGGAGGGAATATTTTCCTTGTTTCCTCTTCACTTAATTCTTTATTAGTTTCTGTGTGTTTAATTTTGAAATCTTTGCTTGTGACATATATATTTTCATCACTATCATTTTTTACATTGAGATAGACAATGTAATCTTTCATAGGTAAAGTAGTATTCTTAATATGAATAGGAATACAAGAAACACGATGTTTAATAATTTCATTATTTAGACGAGTGTTGTTCGTAAGTATTTTAATATTATTTTCTTCGTGTGGAAATCCTTTAAATCCATAAATTTCAATGTCGGATAAAATTGTTCTACGAATAGAATTCATTACGCTTACATGAGTATTATTAATATGATACTCTGTAATTGAATTATTCACTTGATGGGAATGTTTCTCAATATCCATTGTCATTCTTGTTTATATACTATAGAATTATTTTTAATTCAATTTTATTTGAATAAGTTTAAATTAAAAGTAAATAAACTCTTTATTTTATATGGCTACGATTTTATATTACAGTAACTATTGCGACCACTGTAAAAATCTCTTAAAACTTTTATCTCAAAGTCAAATTAAGGAGGAAGTTCATTTTATTTGTATCGATAAACGATTTAAGAAAGATAATATCGTTCATATTATGTTAGAAAATGGTAAAAATGTGTATTTACCTCCAAATATTAACAAAGTGCCTTCTCTCTTGCTTGTGAATAAAGGTGGTATTGTATTAGAGGGGGAAGCGATCAATTCATTCTTGTTTCCGAAATTGAAAGAAGATAATAATCAATCGACAATGAATAATGGAGAACCAATGTCTTTTTCACTCGGTGACTTTGGAAGTATCCATAGCGATCAGTATAGTTACTTGGATCAAACACCAAGTGAATTATCAAGCAAGGATGGAAATGGTGGTTTAAGACAAATTCACAATTATGCTACTGTGGATTATATGGACAATATAAATACACCACCAGAAACTTATACACCAGATAAAATTGGGAATTTATCCTTGGAAGAATTACAAAATATGAGAAAGTAAATATTATACAATAATAATTTAAATAAATACTACATATTAATAATATAATGTCTATCTTAACTGCTTTTAATAATCATTTTATGGAACTTCTGGAAGACGTCCATCGTATTTTTCCGGAGAATCGCGAGTTAAAGAAAAGTATGAAAGCGTTGGAAATGTTACGGAAAACTAATCCGAAGGCAGTGATTACTTTGTGGAAAAGTAATGTTGTGGTTCCTTATAAGAATGAGATTATGAATGGGGATGTATCTTTCTTTTTGAAAAAGGATTATACGAAGGATTTACAAGAGAACGGGTTTCATACCAATGAAATTGTGGGTATGATTGAGAATGTAAAACATGATATTTCGAAGTTAGATGACGCAAATCAACAAAAGGCCGTGAAATACGTTCAGAACCTTACAAAGTTGGCGGAATTATATCGTTAAAAATACTTTTTATTATTATAATATAAATAAATACATATATATTGATTTATATTTATGAGTGAAAAGAAAGAAATTGTTATTTCTGAATGTAAAGACTTCTTCAAAGTAGTTCAAGATTTTATTCCAGATCTTTTACATACTTTCCCTGAATATAAAGAAACACTGGATCCAACAATTATATTTATATTATCACTTGACCTTGATATGCTGGGGGAACGAGAATTTACAGATGAGGAGTTAAATCGTGTAAGAGAATTATTAGACTATTGTAATCAAGTGTATCCTCCACGGTTTTTCGATATTATCTATCAAAATGAAGAGATCTTCACACAAGAAGATGTGGATTGTCGATTTATTCCCAACATCGATTTCAAGGATTTATGGAAACAGAAAATTAGTGAGAATACACGTTCTATTTTGTGGAAATACTTACAGCTGATTACCTTTTCGATTGTATTTATTATGAAGGATCAGAAAGATTTTGGAGACACAGCAAAAATGTTTGAGGCAATTGATGAAGATACTTTAAAAACTAAATTAGAGGAGACATTAGAGAGTATGAAGGATATTTTTCAAACGACAGAAGGAGATGACATTTCTATGAATCAGAGTGATATTTCTCTTAATCTACCCAAAGTAGATGAAATTCACGAACATATCAATACGATTATGAATGGAAAGATTGGATTGCTTGCGAAGGAAATTGGAGACGAGGCTATGAAAGATCTTGATTTGGATATGAATAATCAATCTTCGATTGAGGGTGTGATGAAGACAATGTTTAAAAATCCAAATAAGTTGATGAAGATATTCAATACTGTAAGTACCAAATTACAAGATAAGATCAATTCGGGTGAAATAGATGAGAAGGAATTGATGAAAGAAGCAACTGATATGATGGGTAAAATGAAGTCGATGCCTATGATGAATAATATTGAAGAGATTATGAAACAGATGGGAGGAATGAAAGGTGCTGGTGGAAAAGTAGATATGAGCGCAATGATGTCTCAGATGAATCAATATATGAATAAGAATAAACAAGTAGAGAGAATGAGACGGAAGTTAGAGGCGAAGAAGGTAATAGAACACTTCGAACCTAATATGAATAATAATCTTGTGTTTAGTAAGGGAGAGAAACCAGAGCGATCAATGAAAGGTGAAAAACCGAAGAATATGAAAAAGAAAAGGAAGAATAAGAAAAATAAAAAGTAATATAATTATATAGTATGAGTGAAGAGTTTTGGTTGCGTAATCCATATGTATTATTAAATAAGAAGTATATTTACAAACTTTATCCTCGTGGAGACTATACTCAAAATGAAAAGTTAAACGCAATGACACGTCTTATTTTACTTTTAACTATTTTAGCATTCTTTATTACGAGGAATATGTATTTCATTATTGTGGGAGTGGTAAGTATTGTGTTTATTCTTGCGTATCATCATGTTCATCCTGAAAAAAAGGAGAATTTCGGATTGTTACAGAATATCGAAGTGGATACAAAGACCAAAGAACGAATGAAGAAAGAGTTATATAATCCAAGAAAGAATAATCCGTTAATGAANGTATTATTGCCAGAAATTCAATATATTCCGGATCGAAAACCCGCGGTTCCAGTTCATAATGAGGAAGTGAAAAAGNAAGTGAATGAGAAAACGTTGGAAGGATTAGATGCGAAAATCTTTCGTGATTTAGGTGATGATATTTTATTCAATCAAGGAATGAGAGATTTTTATACTAATCCAGCAACCACAATCCCGAACGATCAGGACTCCTTCATGCAATTCTGTTATGGAGCAATGAAATCATGTAAAGAAGGAAATGAAGATAAATGTGATTCTAGAAATTACCGACATATTTTAAGATAAAAATAAAATATAATGTATAATTATAATAAGAATGAGTATGTATAATTATACTTTTGATAGCACAACTCGATTAGGTGATGATCGCTGTTATGTTTCAGAGAGAACTAAGCAAAATACCAACTTTGGGTCTTATAACATTCAAAATTATTATTTAGATAACTGTAATACAAATAATGTAATTAATTTCGCTACCGCACAACCTAATGTCTTTGTCGATGGAGGATATAAGATGAGCGATCCTTGTGGCTCAAATATTAATCTTGATTCTAAGATGCGTATTGGTTCTACTCAAACGAACCCACGCTGTCGTATCAGTTTATACACGAGACCATTTGTTACGGTTCCCTATTTAGGAAAGGGACCCATCCGTGTAGTTGAAGAATCAAGACTTCAACAAAATCATCTATTCAAGGATAAGAAGAGTTGTGGAACAACAACGGAAATGTCACATATCGATCATCGATTCACACCCATGGTACCTTCTCTCCAAAACACCATTAGTAACCCCTCGAATTTGATTGAAGGTGTTGCTGCCGAAGGTTGGATTCGTGGTGGATTACCTACACGTGAATTAATACGACAACAAGATTATAAATACAAGAAATNATTTAAAGATAGATAAGTATTTTAATTATGGGTTATAANTTCGACTATTGTTGTTCGTATAAGAAAAACGAAGAAAATGATGGATTGGTCGATTATCAATATGATTTATTGAATATATTCAATCTTCAAGAAAGTTTGGAGAATGAGGATCCTGATGATGGTTCTTTTGAAGAAATCACGCGTATCTTGTATGAAATGTATTCGACCAAACTTAAATCGTATGCTTTTATGGAAGAAATATTGAAAAAGAAGTCGAATGAGCTTCTTCAAGAAGACGCAATGACGGGTTTGACACTGTTTTATGCGTATGCGACCATGGATATTTTCCATAGTTTGGTGATTACGTTATACAAGCTTACAGATCCCGAAATACAAAGTCTCACAAGAGAAGAATTAGAAAGATATGAAGGACAGGATAAAATTCATTTAGAAAAAATACGTGATTTACTTGGAAAACTAAATATTTAGTTATGATATATGGAAACAACACGGAATAGAAATATGAAAGGTAATTTAAATCTTGAAAATATTCAAAATTTGAAAGTATTATATCATAGAACTCATCCGTATAGAATACAAGCATATGAAACACGATTTCCAGAATTTGGTATTAATCAGGGGCAGATACCAAGTTCTAGTTATGTAAGAAATGGTGTAGATGTAGAAAGTTATTTAAAAGGCATTGGATTTACAAATATTGGAAAATATGAAATGAAATATAAATATAATGTTACGCCAGATACTAAAGATCTGAAAAGTTTACACTTCTTTGAAAAACCGGAATCTAATCATCTACTTCCTCAACCATTCCTTGTCGAAAGAAATCAGCGCCCTTTTATTCCATAAATAATATATTTTATTATTGTATATGAAAAATATATTAGCGAAGAAGTTGAATGTTTTCATTCCTATCTTTACCTTTTTGATTGTTGCATCTATTGTATTAATGTTTTTTGAAGAGGAACACTGGGTTGGTTTAGAAGAGGAAGAAACCATTACGGATAAGTTCATTAATCGATTTTACTTTATGACCAATATGATTACAACTGTCGGACATGGAGATATTACACCTCGTTCGAATGTATTAAAAGTTTTAGTGGTGTCAATGATGTTAATTGCCTACATTGGACTATTGGAACGTATCTTAAATTATATCTATGAATAATATTTTTCTTTAGTAGTATATAATGGCATTCACACGATTTAATTATGACAATTGTAGAACTCAAAAGATATTACAGGAATCCACTGATCCAGGAAGGTGGATGATTGATGTTCCAGGACAAGGAGTTGCTCCGATATTTATTAATGATCCTCATATTCGGATGCAGAAATGGGGTAACAACCTTTCTCTCCCTATACACTCTGGGATGAACGTGGTAGATATTGAAAGTGACTTGAAAGGACAAACTCGAAGAAAGAATTCATTCTGTAAGACGTCGAACTATCCACACAATGGAAAAGTCATTATGAAGACACCCGCGTATAAGAGTTATAAAAAACAATTTACTAGTGAGACAAGAGCAACTCATCCCGCGTGGTTATATCTGGATTTAGAACAAACACGATGGGAATATCCTCTCTTGGATCCTCAAGAAAACGTGTGTCTTCCCTTTCAGAATTCCTTAAGCACACGTATTCTCGAAAAGAATCATTTTGTCCCTAAATTACCTTGTGTGAAGAATTAAATATATTTGACGTTATAAAGAATATATTTAATATAGTATAGTATATATAATGGCGGAAATAGTAATTCCAATGGCAATCTTAGGAGGAATGTATATCATATCAAATCAAAAAGAAGCCGTTCGAGAGAACTTTGTGGAGGGAGGTCCCACCGCTTTGAAAGATCGCTCAAAAATGTTATCAAATGCAAATGTGCCAGTTAAAAACTTTCCAGTAAATGGACGTTCGGAATTAGTGGCGTCTCCTAATTATTATGAAAAAAATGATGAGGCAACTATGAGTTATTTACAAGGTGAAAAATTCAAGGAGAATGTTCGATTGAATGAGAAAGTTCAAGGACGCGATGAAACTCAAGTAGAAAAAACTGGGGAATTACATCAGTATTCCTTAACTGGAAAACGAATTGATAAAGATAATTTCAAACATAATAATATGGTTCCTTTCTTCGGGTCTCGTGTTACCCAAAATACAGTAGATGATACACGTGAGAGTTATTTGGATTCATCAAATGGAAGTGGTTCAATGTTTATTAAAAAACGTGAAACCACACCCTTTTTCAAACCTGTCAAGAATTTAGAATGGGGACATGGAACACCAAACGCAAGTTCATTTATTCAATCCAGAATGAACCCTTCCACGAGTCTAAATAATGTGAAACCCTTCCAAGGAGTACAAGTGGGACCCGGATTAAATCAGCGAGGAGGAGTCTTAGGTAGTGGCGGTTTTAATTCAGGAATGGAGTCACGCCATCGATGGATGCCGAAGACGGTAGATGATTTACGTGTAAAAAATAATCCGAAGATTACCTATGAAGGTGTGTTTCTTGGTGGTAAAGACAGAATTACACGACGTGGTATTGAAGGTAAAGTGGAACAACATAAACCAGATACATATTTCATCAATTCACCAGAACGCTACTTTACAACAACAGGACAACGAAAGGCACAAACTCATCGAAGTGAACAATTGGTTCCTACCATGAATCGTGAAACAACGACGAAAGAATATTTCGGTGTTGGAGAACAAAGCAATGGAGAAGCGACATATGTGAAGGGTGAATACCGTGATACACATCGTCGTCAATTGGATCCTTGTGGAAAACATAGTGTATTAAATCCACATGCTCCGGAACGATATGATCCAACAACGGGTGATCACGGAATTCAATCGTTCAAGGCAAGTACTTTATCCAACAATCGAACTCTGAATTCGGAACAAGCACCGAATGTTGGAGGTGTATCCACCTATGCGAAAGCATTGATTGCTCCCTTGTTGGATATCTTACGACCTACACGAAAACAAAATGTCATTGGAAATATCCGTCCTCAAGGGAACGTAGGAAACACCAAATATTCCAAGACATATGTCTATAATCCTGCGGATCGTGCGAGAACAACTATCCGTGAGATGACCGAAAACAAGCTTAACCATAACTTTGTTAATAATCAACAAGAAGCAGGTGGGTATGGTTATATAGTGAATGAAAAACAATCTGTAGCTCAGCAACGTGATACGACGAGCTGCTTCCATGTTGCCAATCCCAATCAGAGCGACTATGCAAATGGGTATGGATATTTGGTGAATGAAAAACAAGCAGTCCCACAACATCGTGATACGACCAGTGCGAAAATAATGGGGAATGCTGGAAATACAGGAGTGACCTCAAATCCTCGAGTATATGATATGGCATATAACGCGTATTTGATTGATAAATCCGCGATTTCCAAAGGTCGAAAACCCGCAGATGAAGGTTCCAAAGTATTTAATCCTCATCACAATATCAAGATTGATAAATTGGAACAAGACCGTCATAATAATCGTATGTTTGTCCCTCAATACATTTCGAAGATGCCATCCTCTGTGGAAAATCACGGAAGACAAGACGCACGACCGAATGTTGGTCACGACATTGTGATGGAGAGAAATCGACCAGAAATACTGAATGCGTTCCGCAATAATCCTTATACTCAACCCTTAGATAGTATTGCGTAAATCGTATAATAAATTATATAAACACACTACTATTATTTATTATACAATGGACTATACAACATTTATTGAAAAACGATTCCATCATGAAATTCTCTCTAAGTTGGAAGCTTATAGTCAAGATAAGGAAATGCCGAATATTATCTTTCACGGGAAAAAAGGGAGTGGAAAATTATTTTTGATGCGATATTTATTAGAACATATATATAAGGAAGAACATTTTCTCAAAAATTATGTATTGTATGTGAATTGTAATGAAGGAAAAGGAATTAAATTTATACGAGAAGAATTGAAGTTTTTTGCCAAAATGAATGTGGAGAAACATGAAAATATACCTTTTAAGAGTATTGTCTTATTAGATAGCGATCATTTGACCATTGACGCACAATCCGCATTACGACGATGTATTGAATTATTCTCTCATACAACACGCTTCTTTATGCTTGTTGAAAATAAAGTTCGATTATTGAAACCCATCTTATCGAGGTTTAGTACAATTTATGTTCCTTATCCTGAGATAGAAGGTGAACGTAAGAATATCCATCAATATAATAAAGTATCTTTACCACGAACGATAAATAAATCACATCGAGTGAATGTTGAAGAAGCATTCAAAAGACATACACCTGTAGTAAAGAGAGAAGATCTGTTTAAGGATATTGAAAAACTATACCAAAATGGTGTATCGGGATACGATTTGATGAATTATATCAAGGAATTCGGTGAGGAAGATACAAAAAAATATGAATTACTTATTCACTTGGATAAAATTCGTAAAGAAATTCATCATGAGAAATTATTTATGTTTCATATCTTCGTTTTTTATTCAATTCGTAATAATATTCATTTAGAAAATATATCCACTATGTAAAGAATGGACGATTTTAATATTTCTTCTCTCACGGAAACACGGAACGAATATTCTGCGTTACTCATCAATAAATTAACACCCTATATTATCCAAGGTATATTTTCCATCTACGAAGATGCGTGTCGTTTATGTGAAGAAAATGACGAACACGATAAATATTTAATGACGTTTCAAAACTTTCTCTCACGTGTTCCTAAGTGGAATCAAGAGATTGTAAAGAATGAAACTCAGCGTATATTAAAACAAAGTCAATGTTCGTATCTTGAAGATCTAATTACATGTGTTCATGTGAGTCAACTTAAGATACTTACACAAATCCGTGTAGGAAGTAAGCAGAAGAAAATCGATATTGATATTCCGAATTTAGAGACCTTTATCCATAATATTTATATTGATCTTGCAAGAAATGTATATAAGAATGTCTTCTTGTTCGAAAAAGTTCCTTCCTTACAACGACAGAAGAATATGAATGAATTGTCTTCGCTTGTTTCACGGTCGATTTTGAATGTGATACGTAGTAGTATGCCAGTGGAAAATATTGTGAAATCGTATTTATACGAGACGAAGGAGGAGTTTGCCGATGAAGTCAAAGAAGAAGTTCGCGAGGAAGTAGTCGTTGAAGAACCTGTTGATGTAAGCGCAAATACGAAGATAGAACCAGAAGTGAAGAAGGATATTGTTGTGGATGTAAGTAGGAACGAAATACCACCAAAGAATGTGAAGGATATTTCGGGAGAGAATATTTCTCTCAAGATTGATATTCCAGAAACTCCTCAAAGTCCCAATATCAAATTCGATGATAACGATCATGTCCTTGATTTTGAGAAGACTGAAACACCACGAACGATTGATAATAATAAAGTAGAAGTCGTTGATGCTCCGAAGACAATTGAACGATTGGAAGAAATTTCTTATCAGAGAGACCAACAACGTAAATTGGAGGAAGAAGATGATGGTGAAGAAGAGAAGATCCGTATCTTAGATGATGATGGCGGTGCGGGTCTTTCTATTGATAGTCTTGGGATTGAAACAATTGATAAAAATATAAATACAAACAAGAAGGTGGATGTCTTATTGGATGATGTGATTGAATTAAAGTAATTTCGTAAAAATAAGAAGAAAAGAAGTATCTCAGTATAATAAATGGAAGAACATCATTCGACACTCCTTCTTTCTCTCTCCATTACTGCGTGTTACTTCATCTATAAATATCTCGAACTTCGTTTTATTCTGAAAGAAGAGAAACCATTAAAGCTTCTCTTTAGAGAGACTATTATTGTATTTCTCTCTTGTTTCCTTGGCATATTCATACTCAATCAAGTCAAACCCTTGACGGTGGTAATGAGTTCATCCATGCCGAAAGTTTTTGTGAATGATCCCGAGTTTTAATTTATACTATCTAGTATTTTCAAGATAATATAAAACAAATTACCCATATTGAACTTTCATTCCATCAATATCCATATAAGGTTGATCGATGTTCTCTCTTCTATACTCCTTGAAGACTTCCTTCTCAATCTCATGTTGAGGTGTTTGATGGTGTGTAATTCGAGCAATCATCTTATATAGTTTAAAGCCAGCAAAACGTTCTTCACCATTGCGTTTATATAGAATATTTCTTCCTTTGTCATCATTACACCAATCCAACACCAAATCAACTATTTCATTTCTCTCTACGTTGTCAATTTCAGTATAATCCTCGATGAAGTAATCAATGAGAGAACAACCTAATCGACACAGGTCAAATGCCTTGTTCGGTTCAATTACAGGTTTATTCTTGTTGTAATACACGCCAAAATTATATTGAGTATGTGCGTCTTCTCCTTTTTTATAATTATCACTACAGATCTGTACGTTCTTGTATTTATAAATACTTCGTCCAAAATCAATTATTTTATAGATTTTTCCAAAGGTAGGAACAGAATAAAAGATTCCATTATACCTATAATAAAGATGTGTTTTTGTGGTTTCCTCATACATGATATTATTACTATGAAGATCATTGTGTGTGAAATCAAAACATTTCTGATACGTAAGGAGTATCATCAGAATTTGACATAGAATAGATTTCCATTCCTCCAATGGAATTGTATAATTATGTTCTTTGATATGATGATCCAATGTATTACTTAGTTTTTCAATACAGATAATTTGCACTGGGAACTTATGTATGGTGGCAGTAATTTCTGTATCATATTCCTCATATTCGCTTTCAACGTCATCTTCTTGTGTTAATTCAGAAAGTTGAGATGTATGATCTTCGTCCCCATCCTCTTCTTCTTGAGAAGAACAACTGGTTTCACTATCTTTCGAGGAACACGAGGATGTAGTAGAGGTCATGCTTTCTCTCGAACATTGTGTATCATTTCGATAATAGGTTTTCAAGGTTTCATTCTTGAATGTTTTCGATTTAGTTTCTTGAAATAACATATTCAGACTAATATCTTCAGTTGGATCCATACACGAAATCTTAGCAGTATTATGAATATGTAATTTTTCCTTATACTTCATTGTTCTGAAATGATCCATATTCTGATAGTAATTTAAATCAAGATCGAAGAGACCCCCTTTATGTTCATGGAAGAACTTGGAGTTTTCTAAATATTCAATATCGTCACTAATATCATAGTGGAATTTATTTTGAATACCAAGAAAAGAACCATAGAAACTAATTCCGTGGTCGAAGTGATACATATCCTTCAATTGCGAAGAGAGAAAGGAGAAGAAAGAGTCTACATACGCTACATTATTTGGGTCTGCGTATTTCTCGAATACGGATGGGTTATTAAATTCAGGAAGTGTGTATAAGATTTCTCTCTCAATATTGTGATATTTTCCTCCAATATATTTAATAGGATCTAAGATAGGAGAGAACTTGAAGAAGGCATCTTTCGTTTCTTTATCTTTCGTTTTATAATTCTCGACTTCAATCATAAAGTGATTCTTATCTTGTTGTTCTTGGATGGATGTAATATGGAAAGTATGATTCAAGTTAAATGAGTTCCAATTCTTTTTTGTAATCGAGAAGAATTTCGTATAAAGAGGAATATAATTTTGAGTATGGAGAATTTTATTCTCTTCTAAATGAGAAAACTGTTCGAATAGAGAATGATTATTATGTTTATAGTAAGAAATTTCTATCATTTAGATTAATCATATAAAATTAGTTTTAAAAATAAACTAATAAAAATTCGTTCATTTAATTATAATTTATTTTAGTAAATATATAATGAGTAATGATGTTCGCCTTAAGTTGGATAAATTCAGTATGAAACAAATCACTTTCAATCCGAATGAAAATAAAGGGCCCGTAATTATTCTTCTTGGAAAGAGAGACACTGGAAAAAGTTTTTTAATTGCGGATTTACTCTATTATCACCAAGATATTCCTACGGGAACTGTTATTTCCGGTACAGAAGCAAGTAATGGTTTCTTCAGTAAACATGTTCCACGTCTTTTCATTCATGATGAATATAATACAGGAATTATTGAAAATATTCTCAAACGACAGAAGATGATTTTAAAACGGGTGAAAAAGGAAAAACAGGCTTTTGGACGTACAAAGATTGATCCTCGTGCCTTTATTATTCTTGATGATTGTTTATACGATAATACATGGGCAAAAGACAAGTTAATGCGATTACTATTTATGAATGGGCGTCATTGGAAGTTGATGTTAGTTATTTCCATGCAGTATCCTTTAGGTATTCCACCCAATCTTCGTTCTAATATTGATTATGTCTTTATATTGCGTGAAAATTATATATCCAATCGAAAACGTATTTATGAACATTACGCGGGTATGTTTCCAACCTTTGAATCGTTCTGTCAAGTTATGGATCAATGTACCGAGAATTACGAATGTTTAGTCATTGATAATAATTCCAAAAGTAATAAATTAAAAGACCAGATTTACTGGTACAAGGCAGAAGCACACGGTGATTTCAAACTTGGGTCAAAACAATTCTGGGAATTATCGAAAGATATTCCAAGTGATGATGAAAATGAAGACGGTGTCCCCTTCGATCCGAATAATGTGAAAAAGAAAAAGAATGTTCCAAATATCAATGTCATGAAAAATAAATGGTAATAAATAAAATAATATTAGATTATTTATTATTTCTTCTTGGTGATAATGTTTTCACCTTGGAATAATTCTTTCTTAATATCGGCACTGGTAACTTCATCCTTATTTCCCAAGGAGTCCAAAATGGTATTTGTATTAGTAATTCCAACCAAGTTTCCATCCTTATCCACATTCTGAGTAAGTTTATTCCCCGTCTCACGAGCGAGTTTCTTGTTTTCCTCAATAGCCTTCTTCCTCGTGTCCTTGATACGTTGCTCGAATTGTTTCTTCGCCTCGGCCTCATTCTTCATCTTCTCATGCATAAGATCATTGAGTTCTTTCTCCATATATTCAACTTGTCCCGTCTTATACGCTTCAGGGTGCCACGGCATCCAAATTCCAACTTGTCCCACATAAATATCATGATGAGGATCAACTTCTCTCAATAACTTACAACGCATCTCCGCTTCTTGAACGGTTTCAAAGACACCACGAACCTTAATCCCTCGAACATTAGTCTGGAAGTTATACTTCTCATTGTATTCCTTTAGGAGTTCTTCCTCCTTTCGATCAAAGAAATTCTTATACTCATCCTCCACTGAAGTGTCAATTAAATTATTCTTTTCCTCTTTTACAAACGCCTCAAAATCATCACTTACCTTCTTGAAATCTAGACTATATTTATAAGATACGAAATTCAAGAACTGATGGAACTTACTCATTGATTTGGTGAAATCAAAATCCTTCAAAAACTCTTGAAAATAAAACATTTCCTTCTGTTTGATAATATTTTCAGGGGAAATAAAGGAAATACATACATATTTTTGACCCGCAATTGCGCGATCTTCATCTAATAAATCAACATAGGTTTCTTTTGAGGACATTATATTTAGAATAGTATGAATATATTTAAGTTATTTTAATCATTAATATAATTATTTTTTCTATATTAATATTATAAAGATGAACACATTAGGTGATATGTTTGATTTAGGTGAATTATTACGTCGTGCTGTGAAATATCTTGTAGAAGGTGTGATTGTAGCTATTGCAGCATTCGCCATTCCCCGTCGTTCAATGAGTATCGATGAGGTCTCCTTGGTAGCACTTACTGCTGCCGCAACCTTTGTTATTTTAGATACATACCTTCCATCAATGGCAGTCACCGCAAGAAGTGGTGCCGGATTCGGTATGGGTGCTAACCTAGTAGGTTTCCCACGCTAAATAGTGGGTATAAATTGCCACTCTAATTCAGAACATATCTTTTTCCATATCTCATCTTGTTCCATTCGCTTAATGGGGTCTTTTAACATATAGAGGTGTTTCAAGTATTCATCCTCACCTAATAATTCGCATATTTTATACAAGACATAATAATAGTTTAGAAAATTCACCCTTTCATTGGGACAATATTTGAGATATGGTTTCTGTATTTCTAGGAAAAGATTACATAGACGATTTTCCAACTCTAGAGACATAGTTGGAGGTTTAATACCCAGCTTTTCTTTAATAAATGGTATGTGTTCATAATATTTATTATAACCTAAACTTTTCAATATTTGCTTCGTCTTTTCATTCGTAAGCATATCTAAGGTAATACGCTCTTTCTGAATTTGTTTTTTAATATTATCAATAATATCATCATCAATTTGTGTAGTTTCCTTTGCTTGAAATTGTGCGAGGATTTCTCGAAAATGATTAATTCTCTTATATGCATAGAACGTGACCTCTTTTGGAGGGTCTTTATAGGATGGTTTATCTGGTTCAACTAAAAACTTATGTTGCCGCGAACATTGATTACACAACAAGATTCCCTCATTTTCTACACAAATTAACTCACCAGAACAATATTCGCATAAATCATGTTTTTCAATATAGTCATCCACATTTAGAAATCTGTCATCAATATTTTTCAAATACACTTTAGAATAATCTGTCTTGTTCTCTTCTGTCTTTTCCTTCTCTTCTCTCTTTGTAAAGAAGGAAACAATCTTCTTTTTTTTATTCTCATTAGTTGTAATGTTCTTCTTGCTTTCAAAATAATTAAATATATACTTAGAATTATTCAAATAGTAATCCTTTGTCTCTTGTCGAATTGCCTTTATTTTAGTATTTAATTCCTCAATCTGATCCTGAATAGACATTTTCTCATCTACAGTAGCATATTCTTTATTTTCTAATCTAGAACGTAATTTCTCTCTTTCTCTCTTGTATCGTGGGATAGACTTCTCCTTCTTTTTCATCTGTTGAACCATGTCATTATGTTTATGATCTAAAGTAACAATTGTCTTTTTATCGACCTTTATATTTTTATTATTTTTCGGTTTAAAACGCATATATTATACATTCACAAGGAGTATTTAATTAGAAAAAGATATATAAATATTTAGTAATATCAAGGATAATTTAATATCTCTTTTTAGTATGGATATTTTCGAAAATACCGATTATAACATTGATTTAGATAAGATAAAACAAATGATCTTCATTTATAACGCACTGAATAACGGTTGGAATGTGAAGAAAAAGAAAGAACATTATATCTTCTCCAAGAAACACCATAACCACAAGGAAATTTATCAAGACAATTATTTAGCAGAGTTTATCGAGAAGAATTCGAATCTCTCAAAAATACTTATCAATCTAAAAAAAGAAATTAATTAAGTATTTTTCTGAAAAAAAAATATTTAGTAATATTATAAAATGGCAGGTGGACTTATGCAATTAGTAGCTTATGGCGCTCAAGATGTTTATCTTACTGGTTCCCCCCAGATCACCTTCTGGAAGGTAACTTACCGTAGACATACCAACTTCTCCATGGAGTCTATCGAGCAGACCTTCAACGGTCAAGTCGATTTTGGACGTAAGGTTCAATGTACTATCTCTCGTAATGGTGATTTGGCATACCGAACTTACCTTCAGGTTACTCTTCCCCAGATCTCCAGTGGAACTGATGCCAACTATGCACGTTGGTTAGATTACCCAGGTGAGCAGATGGTTTCCATGGTTGAGGTCGAGGTTGGTGGTCAGCGTATTGATCGCCAGTATGGTGACTGGATGCACATCTGGAACCAACTTACCCTCACTGCCGAGCAGGAGCAGGGTTACAACAAGATGATCGGTCAGACCACCCAACTCACGTATCTTACCGACCCAGCCTTCGAGGATGTCGTGGGTCCCTGTTCCGATGGTGTCATTGGCAACGTCTGCACTCCCCGCAAGGACTTGCCTGAGACCACTCTCTACGTGCCTCTTCAGTTCTGGTTCTGCCGTAACCCCGGTCTTGCCCTTCCCCTTATTGCCCTCCAATACCACGAAGTCCGCATCAACGTTGAACTTCGTCCTCTTGAGGAGTGTTTGTGGGCTGTCAACACCGTCGACTGTAATGGCAGCACGGCCAGCGTGAAGGCCACTGCCGCCTACAACAAGTCGCTTGTTGCCGGTTCTCTCTACGTCGATTACATCTTCCTTGATACCGATGAGCGTCGTCGTATGGCACAGAACCCTCATGAGTATCTCATCGAGCAACTTCAGTTTACGGGCGATGAGTCTGTCGGAAGCAACAGCAACCGTATCAAACTCAACTTCAATCACCCCTGTAAGGAACTTGTGTGGGTCGTCCAACCCGATCAGAACGTTGATTACTGTTCTTCCTTCGAGTGTGGTAATGTTCTCTTCAACACCCTTGGTGCCCAACCTTTCAACTACACTGACAGCGTAGATGCCCTCACCAACTCTATGCTGGTGTATAGTTCTCGCCATGGTCTTGTTGGAACTGCCACCTCCATGAACGAGTTCATCAACAGTGAAAGTGGTGTCTTCAATGACCCCGCTGGTAATGTTTCCGCTGTTCTTCACGACAGTGACATCGTCAATTCCGGTGTGTCTGATGCTGCTGCCTTCGTTCTTTCTGAGACGGGTCTCCACCTCCACTGTTGGGGTGAGAATCCAGTGGTTACTGCCAAACTCCAACTCAACGGTCAGGATCGTTTCTCGGAACGTGAAGGCACCTACTTCGACCTCGTCCAACCTTATCAACACCACACTCGCCACCCTGACACTGGTATCAATGTGTATTCCTTCGCTCTGCGCCCTGAGGAACACCAACCCAGTGGCACATGTAACTTCTCGCGTATTGACAACGCCACGCTCCAATTGGTTCTTTCCAACAACACCGTCGCCGGTGACCGAACCGCTCGTGTGCGTGTCTATGCCACCAACTACAATGTACTCCGGGTCATGTCCGGTATGGGTGGTTTAGCTTATTCAAATTAAGAATTTTAAACTTATTTATAGTGTTTATTTATTTTATAAATTTTATGTAATTATTACTAACTTACATAAAATTCAAACAGAATGTGTTTAGATTTTATTATTACGTTGTGATTGAATAATTACATTTTCATTCACCATCTTTCTTTATGTATAATCAATATAAAATTGAACCTATATATTATAGTAAATCTAGTAGATATAAGCAAATTATGGAACAAGAGAATATCATAGTTAGTGTAGAAGGTAATATTGGTTCAGGTAAATCAACTCTTGTCTCGATGATGAAACAATCCTTGACAAAGATTGAAAATCGAAATGTCATTTATTTGGAAGAACCCGTCCATATCTGGGAAAATATTTGTGATGAAGAGAATAAAAGTATTTTAGAAAAGTTTTATCAAAATCAAGAGAAGTATGGATTTTCATTTCAGATGATGGCGTATATTTCACGATTGGTTATTTTAAAGAATGCGTTGAAAAAAGATCGTCGTTCAATTATTATTACCGAACGTAGTATTCACACGGATAAGAATGTATTTGCCTCGATGTTGTATGAAGAGAAGAAGATTGAACCTGTGAATTACAAGATTTATTTGATGTGGTTTAATGAATTCATTTCAGATATTCCTCCTTTCCATTACATTTATTTACAAACGCCACCAAATATATGTTTTGAGAGAATTATGAAACGAAGTCGCACAGGAGAGATTATCCCCTTGGATTATTTAGAGAAATTGACAACAAAACATGATACGTGGTTACGTTCCTTACNCACCTTGATTTTAGATGGTTCTACAGAAAGAACTTCTTTCGACGATTACACCGATTTGGTTGATGAAATCAAGAAATTTATTAATAACATCATCCATCAACGTATCATTCTTACGTTTCACGAAGTGATGGAAAATACGTGTTGTTAGTATTTCAATTGATAATTATGTTGAATAAGATGACTTTGAGGTTTATATTTTAGAATATCAATTTCCTTTTTTAATAGAGGAAAATTCTCTTCGCTATAAATATCTTGTAAGCACAACCACTCGAATAATCCGCCCATATAAAGATACACATTCATAAACCCGAGGGTTTTCAGTTGATGATATTTGTTGTATATGGTTTCATCATTTGTATTTTTTCCGTAGATGAAAATATTTGTTTCAATATGTTTACTCAACACATCGTTGATGACATCCGTCTCTTCCTTGTAATGAACGGTTTTTGGAATCACAGTATCATACATATCATCAGGTAATGTGCTAATGAGTAAGGTGGGTACAGTGCTCTCTTGATTAATATATCGTTGAATATCTTCAAAATTTATACATTGATAAGATGACGGTTTATTTCCCATTATAAAAATATATCTAACATATATTTATATTTTTATACATTTTAATTAAACTTAACTACGATTTGGACGTTCTCTTTTTTTATGCTTTTGCTAGCGGAAATGGATAATTCTTGTCTTACTTTTCTTGTTTTGGTATTATTTTTCATATCATTTACTGATTCCACCATATTCTTCTTTTTCGCTGTGCTATTCCGTGAATTCATATCCTTCTCAATTTCGGACTGATTTTTCTGAATATACTCCAAAATATTGTTTTCAAGCGCCCATTTGAAAAAATTCAATTGACCGATGGTAGTCTGAATATAGGTATTGTTCTTATAAGGAATATTAATTCTCTCCCATCGACAGAAAGGATCAAACCGTTTCTTGCTATACGCACGAAGTTTTAGTTTATAATCTGTATAAACCTTAAAACGTTTCACCATATCATCCTCTCGAATGTCATAAATAGTGAAATACTTTTTCGAGTAGTTCGTGACGAACCAATCGATAATCCGTATAGATAATTTACTATCTCCATTAATAATTGGTATGATCCTATCCAAATTATCATTTTCCGCATAGAACTTCATTAACTTCTTAAGTAATAAATCATTTTGTGTAGAATAAGATGAACTCATTAATATATTGTAATAAGTATTATTCTTTAAATTTATATTTACATAGTAGTATTTTTAGGTTTCAAATATTTATCGTGAATATCTAAATCTTCCAAGTAGTTGCTATTCAAGAAGGGATTAATACATGTTTGAATGGATAAATCTCTCATTGCTAAATTATTCGTTATTTCTTCTCTCTTATTTTTCTTCACCATAAAACCGTCATTCAAATCAGGAGCTTCAATAGTCTTTCGTTCTGGAGGTATAAAAGGACGATAAAAATCGTTTTTCTCCTCCATTGATGGTTCTTTTTCTTCTTTTGAGAGAACGCGTTTACTTGTTTCTCTCTTATTGGATGAATCATAATTCCTTGGACGCCATAAGAATGTTCGGTAATTCATATATGAAGATACGATAAATTAAAATCAACATTTAACCACATTATAAATGAATATAAATATATAACATTTTTAAAGAATATAAAATGAATAAGACATTACTTGAATTACCTCTTTTGTATGGAAAGACCAAACAAGGAAAACGTGTCTATTGGAAAGGAATTGTCTTAGAAGAACAAGATAAAACCATATGTACGAAAGTCTATCATGGATATACGTTGGAGAAAATGCAAGAGGCAATTACCTATTATAAACAAGGAAAGAATATTGGTAAAAAGAACGAGACTACTCCTTTAGAACAAGGAATTGCTGAACTCAAGCGAAAATGGTTGGATAAGAAAGAAAAATCAGGATATGTAGAAGTCGATGGTGAAGAATATATTGATCACACCATTTATCCAATGTTATGTTCTACATATAAAAAATGGAAGAATGAATATTGTAATTATCGAGTTCAACCTAAACTGGATGGTGTTCGTTGTTTAGTGGAGGTCACAAGAGAGAACGTTGTTTTTCGTTCTCGCTCAGGTGGATTCTTTTCAATGGATCATCTTGTCCCAGAAATACGAGATATATTTACCCATCATCAGAAAGAAACGGGAGAAGATAGACTTATTTTAGATGGTGAATTGTATTCGAGAGAACTTCCCTTTGAACGAGTGGTTGGAATGATTCGTAAATCCGCTCAAGAAAGAGATTACTCTCTACTATCTAAAATTCATTATCATACGTTTGATATTGTTCAACCACAACCCTTTGAAGAAAGAATGTCACACTTGGAACACTTATTCTCTCTTCTCTCTACGTGTTCTTCTCTCCACTATGTAGAAACGGATAAGATCCAAACGGAGGAAGAGTTGAATAGATATTACAAAAGAATAATAAAAGAAGGATATGAAGGAGTAATTCTCCGAAATCCGAAAGGTGAATATATTTCGAAACATCGTTCTCGTGATGTGTTAAAATGGAAGAAGATGAAAGAGGATGAATATATGATTGTTGGATTTCAAGAAGGAGTTGGAAAAGATGCGGGAACTGTGATTTGGACGTGTGAGATACACGAGACAAAGGATACATTCAAGGTACGTCCTCGTGGAAGTTATGAATATCGAAAGGAATTATTCAAGAATGCGTCTTCGTATCTTGGAAAACAATTGACAGTGATTTATCAAGAATTGACAAGACACGGTATTCCTCGTTTCCCCGTAGGTAAATCCATTCGAGAAGGTGAATAAATACGGTTTCATTCGTTAATCCTTAATCACATGAACTTGTTTCGAAAACTTAAATACTTCATGGTTACGTCGTCGCTTGGAGATGTTACATCGAAGACACGAAATAACACAATTATCATTTGTATGTCCTCGTTCATTGTCAATTCGATCCAACGTCCATTGGTTTGGTTGATGTTTTCGTTTATAGAGAATATATATATCTTTTTTACAATATTCACATCGTAATCGTGATTGAATTAATTTATCCAAGAGTTCGGAATAGGAAAGAACACCATCTTCTCTATCTTTTAAAGAATCTTGTTGTTGATATCCTTTCCACTTATGATGAATATCTTTCTCCATTTTACGAATTCTCTCTTGTTCTTCTTCTTTTACTTCATCCTTAAAATA